GTCGTGCCAGTCGTGCCAGTCGTGCCAGTCGTGCCAGTCGTGCCAGTCGTGCCAGTCGTGCCAGTCGTGCCAGTCGTGCCAGTCGTGCCAGTCGTGCCAGTCGTGCCAGTCGTGCCAGCATTACGGGCTTGGCGAAGGATCTCCGCCTTCTGGGCGTTGGCCTCGGCAACGGATCGCTGCAAAAGGCGCTCCGAGTTGACTTCGTCTTCAGCAGAACGAATCCCGGAACCACGAGTCGCTTTCTCGTTCACACCTGCCTGAGCCCCGACTAAGTAAAGCTGCTCTGCGGCCCTGTCAAAGCCAGCGCGCCTAGCGCGGCGAGCTTCCCGCTTCAAAGTCTGCGACTGCGATGAAAGTTGTCGCGGCGGGGTAGATAGGTTACCAGTCATCAACGGCATTCCGGAATAGTAACGGGGATTCCGGATTCATTCAATAGCCAAGTCAATCTAAATCTTAGTTGAACTGGGCGTTTCTAGCTGCGTGATAGTCTGCGTGGTAGTGGCGAAGGGCGTGGCAGTTGGCGCATAGCGGTATGCACTTTTCGATCTCCGCCATAATCGCTTCTCGCCCGAAGCCTTTGTTTACCATCGTGGCGATGGTGGCTACCTTGTCCCGCAAGTGGTGGAAGTGGATCGCCGCGCCGTGTGAGTAGCCGCAGTCAGTGCAAGACAGCGTGTTCTTGTACTCGAAGAACCAGTCCTTGTTCCGCCTCGCCGAGTTGCGACGGGCTTCGCGGTGCTTGTCTGGGTCTACGTAAGGCATATTAATGTCTTACAATTAACTACCACTTAATTTTGTCAGCCCACCATGCCGCGCTAAGTTTTCCCTTGGCGATGTTCTTCATGTGGCGCGCTCGGAAGGCTTCCCGGCGTTTGCGGTAAGAGGCAGACTCGCCTTCTTTCTTGGGGGACCCAGACACGCCCTGCTGGCCAAAGCGGATCGTTTTTACGGTTTCGCCTGCCTTGGCGACCACTACGTGGGACTTGGTAGGGTGGCTCGGAGTTCGCTTCGGCTTGTTGTAGCCGGAAACTCCAGCGCGTTCTAGGCGAGGGTCTTTGCTCATAGGCAGGAAAGTATATCCGGTTACCGCGTCCGGAGCAAGCCTTTCGTACTTGCGGCTTCAGCCCGCCCAGTTTGAGTCCAAAGACTTGGCTGGGCTCTTGCTGCGTCTATCACGTTCTCTGAGCCTGTGCGCTCCTCCAGATTCTCCAGAAGCAGGCCATTGAAATAGGTGCTCTCTGAAGGAATCGAACCTCCATTAGCCGGGTAGAAACCGGGAGTCCTATCCGTTGAACGAAGAGAGCTTAAAGTGGTCGCGGGGGCGAGAATCGAACTCGCGTCACGACGGCTTATGAGACCTCGGGAGAACCAGCACTCTCCCCGCAGTTGAAAGTTGGGGCCGAAGTGGGGTTCCACACCCACATTTCCCAGTCAAAACTGGGGTCCTAGTGTTGGACGATTCGGCGTTGAAGTCGTCTCTCCGACTGTCACGGTGGTCGCTGTTTGCGGCCCAAGCCCACACCGTTTGCATCAGGCGCAAAATCATTTTCCGATGGAGTCAACGAAGCGCCAAGCTTCTTTCTCCTGCTCGCGCACCCACTTGTTCGGGTCACGAAAATCAGGGGCGACATACATTCGCCGCTCAGGCCAGTAGCGGTCAACACGGGGAGGACGCTCCGCTACTAGCGTGTGCTGTGTTGGGGTGGCGACAGGTGCCGGGCGCTGGGACAAAATCACTCTCTGCGCTTCGCATGCAGGCAGTGGTGCAGGAGGCTCGCTGCGTTTTGTGGCGGGTTCCGCCGATAGCGTCAAAGACACCAAAGCCAAGGTGAGCAGCCCGCGGAGGAGAAAGCCAAAGGCAAAGCTGAACAAGCAGGCGAGAGGTATGAGGGCATCGACAAGGCGGAGAGGTTCGCCAAAAGATGGGAGGAACTTGGAGCGCGTTACAGGCATGGCGGGACTATCGCACGAAAACCGCGGAGCCGTCAACACAAAAGTTGCGCCCGCTCCGCCGACAAAACCTAGTAGAACTGCGCTACTAAACCGCTACACTACTATAGAGGAAGGAAAAAGTTTACGTTCCCCCTGCATACATGTGCGTAGTCTCTTATTCTTTTTAGGCGGAGCCCTGTAGTGTAGCGGTTTCGTCGATCGACTCGCTTACCCGCTACGCCCCGCCGCTCTAGGCGAAACCCGGATTCAAAACTAATCAGGAATCCCTTTGAAACGATTGTTGGAGACACGAATCCGTTATTAGGAATTCCTAATTCGTGACTCGTGATTCCTGATTAGTACTTCTCAGGTCATTCATCCAGCAGCATGCTGTGGTGTGACTGGCTAATGACATCCAGTTTTTTGTAAGTATAATTTTTCCTAAGCACGGCCATCCCGTCGTCATTTTTTATCGGTTCCACAGCCAGAAAACTGAACCGTTCGCGGGCCAATTCGAGCATGATGAAGCCAGCATCCGCCAAGTCGGGCGAGTGTCCCATTCGCTTTTTGAAGTCCGCCTTGCTCTCTACCTTCATCCTCAATCCGCTGCTCCCCTTTACTGTTTCGTAATTCCGGGCGCACATGTCCTTCGCCATTTCGTTGGGGATTCCCCGTAGCTGGCGGCAGCGGATCAGCTCCTTGCCTACGAACCAAAGCTCGCTGACACGGTTGGCGTAGAGTTCTTTCGCCTCGCGCCTGTCATTCATCGAGACGCGCTTGGAAGAGGCAGACCCTTGGAAGTTCACGCGCAGGATCTGAGGCGACCACTCTGTTGCCAGTACGTCACAGAAGGGATTGCCCGCACTGGTGGCGTCAACTGCGAGGTTCTCTGGCAGGATGCCCCGCTTCTCGCAGTGCGCCTTGACCTGCTGGACAATCTGGAAAGTTCGCGGCACTGCCTTGTTGTTGGCGTCGTCAAATAGCTTGACGTACTCCTTGAACTGCAAGACGAACTGTCCAAGGTTGTCGTAGCCCAGCTCGCCGAACATCAGCATCGTGTCGTCCCCGCCGTTTGTGAAAGACGGGTCGAGTGCTGCGACCTTCACGATTCCGGTCAGTTGCTCGGACGAGCAGGCGCTGGATCGGTTCAGCTCTGATTCGGTGTAGATGCCTTCCGCCTCGTCAGAGTCGAAAAAGATGGCGCGATACATTCGCATGTAGCCGCGACTGTTCGGACCCATCTGTTCCTTGCTGACTTCCACGCCCTCGCGGGTAGGGAGGTAGGGATACGGTGGTTCGTCAAAGTCGAAGTTGGGCGACTGCTCCGCGTCAAAGCGTAAGAAAAGCCCACCGTACTTGGTGCGCCATTGCAGCGCGACGTGCGGGTCCACGCTGTCCCAGCCGCCTACTGGCTCCGACCACACACCGAAGGCATCAAAGCGGGAGTTCGGGTTGGACGCGGCGCGGAGGCGGAAGTACGGATTCTGCGTCATGTTGGACAGACCCGCCTGCACGATCGCCTCGGACAATTCTGAAAGCTCGTCGGCGATCAGGATGACACGCTCATTGTGCATCCCGATCAACTTACCCACGGCATCGCGGGTCTGCTTCTTTTCCGCGGCGATCAGGCGAATGCCTGCCGTTTCAAGGATGGTTCCGTCCGGCGTGACGTAGGCAGCTGACCCGATAGAGTCTCGAACCTTGATCGGGATTCCGTCAACGGCATCCAGAAGCTTGATAATCGCACCCCAGATACGGGTTCGTGATGCCTGAAGCGTGGTGGAGGTAACCAGAACCAGCGTCTCGGAAGGAGCGCAAAGCCATTCCACAATCGCGTAGGCGGCAAGGGTGTAGGACTTGCCCGAACCAGCAGACCCTCCAAGGGCTAGATACTTCTCACGAACGCAGGCGCGGACTGTCTGCTCCGCCCACTTGTGCTTGACGCAAAGCGGTTTCTCCTGATCGTTGTTCCAGAGAATGTCAGCGATTTCCCAGAAGCAGTGTTCCCGGACTCCGGGGAACTCGTGGTGGCGAAAAGCGTAGAGATAGGCGGTCAGCACGTTGCATGGTGCGATGGACAGTCCGCTGATTTCCCAGCTGCCGTCCACTTGAAGTTGAAGTCGGGCCATATTTTTCTTGCAAGGGTCCCGTGAATTGTGCATGTTTCGAGCTGTCAATACCAGCCTATACAATGACGTATGAATGAAGAACGCTTCCTTACGTGGTTCATCGCGAACCAATCCGACCTCGAAGAAGCCCGCGCCGATGTCGAGGAAATCCTAGAGAACGTCTACCGCAGGTTGAAACTCACCGAGGATTCTCCGCAAGTGGAACTGCTTCACGAATACCTGTTCAACGGATACGAACCGCTGTGATCATCGCAATCGACTACGACCGGACTTGGTCAGCAGACCCCACTACTTGGAATGCAGTCTACAAGCTTCTGCGGGAGCGGGGCCACCAAGTGATCATGGTAACCGGGCGCAAACAGTGGTCCGACGACATGAAGTACGGCAACCTCCCCGCCGATCTGAGAATCTACTACACGAACGGACAACTTAAAGAGTGGTCGCTTAGAACCCAGCGGGGACCCAAAGTAGACATCTGGATCGACGACATGCCCGGCATGATCCAAAACTGCAAGATCCTCCAAGGAGACCTATGAGCACCGCCCACCCCACCGCAGTAAAGAAGAAGGCCTTGAAGCTCTGGCGCGACGGGCACAAGACCGCGTCCATCTCCAGAGCGGTAGGCGTATCAGTCGCCACGATCACGCGTTGGGCGAGGGAAGCCAAAGCAGTTCGCCGAGGTTCCGTGGAGGAACTGGTGGACGATACCGACTTCGTCCTGCCAATCGAAAAGGACGAGTCCATCCCGCTGGTACGCATCCAAGAGTCGGAGAAACGTGACGCCGTTTTGGCGACTGCGGTTCAGACTGCGGCTACTCCCGCCGACCAGTACAACGCCTTTGTCGCGGCGAAAGGAACCGAGATTCTCCAGCAGGCACTCAACAGCGGCGTCCTCGTCCCGAAGACCTACAGCGATATCCAGAAGCTGGACGCCATGATTCGGGATAGTCTTGGCCTGAACAACAAGAAAGGTGGCGGAATCGGGGGCCGGATCAGCATTGACCTGAAGGTCCTCCAAGCCCAGCCCGCCAAGGGAACCATCGAGGCCGAAGTCGTTGATCCGGAAGAGGACTAAAATTTCTGAGATTTTTATTGACCCGGAGTCCGGATTCTGGGATACGTGGTTCGTGATGAACAAAGACGAACTAAAAATGCTGGTGGGCGGAATCACCGCCGCCGCTGAAGCCCTAGACCTGACCTTTGAAGAAGTGATGGAAGCTTTGGAAGACGGACAAGCCCTGAACTGCAAGCAGCTCGACCAGCTACTGGATTACCGCGAAACCCTCTGAACCATGCAATTCGTAACTACCCCCATCCCGCCCTCGCGAGCAGGTCGCCGGAAAGGTTCCTACTCGGAACTCGGCAAGGCGATCCGTGGACTGGAAGTAGGACAAGCAGTCCTCGTTCCGGTCGCCGGGCCAGCCCATATCGGAAACATCCGCCGCCATGCGGCGAGAGTCGGAAGCGAAACCGGAAAGAAGTTCTCGGTGCGATTGGATGAAGCAGCTAACAAAGTAGGAGTCTGGAGGAAATCATGAGTGACATCAAGTTTGCAGAGTTCCCCAAGATGGCTAGGCTGTCTAGGGAAGCCATCATCACGGAAAAGATTGACGGCACGAATGCCCAGATCCTGATTACGCCGGAAGGCGAGATCAGGGCGGGATCTCGTAACCGCTGGATCACGCCGCAGTCTGACAATTACGGCTTCGCCTCATGGGTAGAAGCCCACAAGGAAGAGCTACTACAGCTCGGACCCGGTCGCCACTTTGGCGAGTGGTGGGGTGCTGGCATTCAACGACGCTACGACCTTAAAGAAAAGCGACTTAGCCTGTTCAATGTGACCCGGTGGTGCTTGCACGGCGAAGAGCCGCAGCAAATCCCAACAGGCAATCCGCTTGTCGAGAAGTTCCAAGATGTTCTTCCGCCCTGCGTTGGCCTTGTCCCGATTCTCTATCGCGGAATCTTCTCGACTGAAATCGTGGACTCAGTACTCAGCGATCTAGCGGAGGCTGGCAGCGTAGCGGCTCCGGGATTCCGGAATCCGGAAGGCGTTGTCGTCTTCCACACAGCAGGACAGGTCGGGTTCAAGAAGACCCTTGAGAACGACGGAATCCCTAAATCACTTGTCAAGCCATGAGCCACAAAGGAAGCTGGTCCCGCGTAAACGATCGTAAAGCGTTCGCGAACAACTACGATGCGATCTTCCGTAAGAAGGAGCCCTACACGGTTGACGAACTCAAAGGCGTCAACAGCTATGACTTCTACAATCAGCGGTATAGCGAAGCTTGCCCATGCCACGAGTCACTTGAAACCGTACTCGACGACCCGGATACCTGAATCGTTTATCCCTTTGATTTTATGAGAAACGTAAACTGCCCCAAGACAAGAGTCTTCGTCCGCTGCGATGCGTTCGGAGGTTCAGCCGACCGTTTCGAACCAGCGTGGCTCGTCTCGGTTAGGGCGATGCGGAACCGCCCGCTCTGCTTCCAAGTGTGGGTTGATAGGTTTGCAGCTTGCTTCGACAAAATCCCGCCGCAATGCTTGTTCTGGTTTGAACCAGAAGACGGAGAATCTGCTCTGCCCCTGCACAAAGTACAGATGTGGGAATGTCTGTCTGGTTCGATAGAGTTGTGGCGCAAAGACCAACTCAACGACGTACCCGTACTGGTCAACCTTGGCAAGGGCATTCCTCCTATCGGTGGCCACTACTGGTTCACACTCGACTACCTACCGGAAGGTCAGGCACAAGGGATCTTCGATGTCGGTGACTCCGAACTTCTTGAAGAACACAAAGAAGGAAACGTAATCCGTCTGTCCAATGGACAGATCGCTATTTACCCGAACAACCGGATCAAGTGGCTGCCTGTTTCGCTCACTGGTAAAGACGCCGCCGCGGCAATCCCGGACTGGGACGTGGCAACTAACGCCCAGTGGGACGAGTGGTGGTCTGACTCGGACGAGATCCTTGGAGATGCAAAATGGGCCTACTAAGCTATTACAACTATGACCGCAACTTACACCTACCCTCCCGCCGTTACCCAGCGCTTCGCCAAGTTGCTTGACCTAGTCAACGACGAACGCAAGAAGCGCAAGGACATCATCGAACGCCTGAAGCTGATCGTCCAGAACCCCATGGCGGATGAACACTCAGTCTCTGAACTCGAACGCCTGATCGCTGCCAACGAAAAATGATCTACTACGCGCTGTTTCTCCTTGTGCTGCTGGTGCTCGCTCTGTACGATCCCGGCGATGACTCCGACAATTTCGGAGGTCCTGACAACATCCACTCCTACTAATGGCCAGCCCATCAAAAGCAAAAGGCAACCGCGCCGAAGTCAAGCTCGTCAAGTATCTCGAATCTGAAGGACTTGACGCGAAACGCGCGTGGGGTTCCAACGGTCGGGCGATGGGCGAGCATGAAGAGGTGGACGTGAAATCCGCTGGATGTCGCATCCAAGTCAAGGCGCGCAAGGCTTTGCCCGCAATCATCACCAGCGCCTTAACCGAACATGTGGATGCAGCAGTCCTCATGGAAGACAGGCGGACTCCAGTGGTGGTGATTCGGTTGGCGTCCTTCGCTAAGATTCTTAAAGATCATGGCTGGAACTTCTAAGAGGCGATACCGCCACCCGAAAGCTACAGTCGGGTTCCGCGAACCCGCGCGTGGTGATGACCACAACTTTTCGGACGTGGACCGGGCACTGCACAAGTGGCTCATGGCTCATGATTCCGGATACCGGAAGCAGAGATATCTCACTAATCAACGTGAAGACGAAGGCGACGGAATTCCCCCAGCGTGACGGGACTGTTCTCTACGGCATCCAAATCAGGCGACCAATCGCCCGCTGGGTGGATTTCACCCGTAACGGAAAGATTGATCTTTACAAAGACCCCCGAGCGCGGGATGACATGCGCGAGTACTTGAGAAAGCTACCAGATCCCAAGAGATCATGAAACTAGACAACCTCCTTTCTCTCCACGAAGAGACCACCACCCGATGCCGCGAGATCATGCGGCAGAAAAACATGGACTACTCCGGAGGCGACGGCGACCCGTTCGCCAACTTCCGAATCGCGGAATCCTTTGGCTTGCATCCTGTTACCGGAATCATTCTCCGGATGACGGACAAGCTCCAGCGCGTGCGCGCCTTCATCAAGAACGGAGTCTGTGCCGTGGATGGCGAATCCGTGGACGACGCTTGCGATGACTTGGTCAACTATGCGATCCTCATGAAGGGGTTGCTTAGGGAAGAGCGCGCCAGCAAAGCAGTCCCCGGACACGAGACCCTCGAAGCTTCCTATGAAACGGTTACCGGGAACCCACCGGAAGAAAAGTGGTTCAATATTCCTAACGAAGTAGAACCCCAATACAGGCGTCTGAACTCTGGAGAAAGAATCAAAACGGGAGATCAGTTCAAGACGGACCTCAGACCAGAGTGGTCTGCCGTAAGCGCTTTCCTCGTGGGGAGTCCGTTTGATTACTGGGATGGTAAACTTGAAGTACGTCGCCCACTATGAACTCCTACCCAGTCAAAGGTCGCCACGGCCCATCCATGACCTTCCACGAACAGGAAGATGGGACCTATTATGTCGAGCTGGTCGGTGAGTGCCGCGAGTACTCCAGATGCGGTTTCGAGGATACCCCGGAAGGGCGCGTCTATCGGTTCATTGATCCTCCGGGTGGGCCGTTCGTTCATGTGGGCCACCATCTGGACGACTTCAACCGCGAAGCACCCAAGAAGAAAATCACGGCAATCATCAGCGAGAACGATCGCTGGATACTCGAAGTAGAATGAAGACCCTATTCCCGGCGCAGGAGAAAGCAGTCAAGCTGCTGGTATCCTCAATCATCGAACGCGGAAGCGCGTTGAATTCTTCTTGTACTGGTTCAGGCAAGACGGTCATGGCGTGCGCCGTAGCCCGCAAGCTCCACTGCCCGGTTGCTGTGATCGCCCCCAAGGCGACCCTCACCAGCTGGAAGCGTGAACTGGCTGAGTGGGGCATTGATCCGGTGTTCGTGACGAACTACGAGAAGATCCGTAATGGGTCGGCGCATCTGAAGAAGCCCTCGAAGAAGATCATGAAGTGGGTGTTGCCGGAAGGCACACTGGTGATCTTCGACGAGTGCCAACGCGCCAAGTCGCCATGGACCCAGAGTAGTCAGCTTCTGATCTCCGCGAAGATGCAGGGCATACGCACGCTGCTGCTTTCTGCCACTGCGGCGGAAGACCCGACTGAGATGCGAGCGATCGGCTATGCCTTGGACTTGCATGGCTTGAACCGCGGCACTGAACTGCTGCCCAGCTGGGACAAGTGGATGAAGTCTTTCGGCTGCTTCCAAGATCAGTGGAAGAACTGGAGGCCCGGACCAGCCAAGAAACTTGAGCCACTGCACGAGCGCCTCTACCGGGACCGTGCAGTGCGAATCACTGAGCGCGACCTGCCGGAAGCCTTCCGCGAGAACTGGGTGCTTGAAGACCCGATCGAGTTCGGTGCGGTCTCGAAGATCAAGAAGTTCTACGACGACGCGGGCGTTACCACGGAAGTCATCGACGAGTTGATGGACCACATGGACGCATTCGAGAAAGAAGACCGCGCCAAGGCAAGAGACAAAGATGCGAAGGTCACCATGATGCTCACCCGCATGCTCCGTGCCCGCCAGCTCACTGAGGCCCTCAAGGTTCCCGACATTGTCGAGATGACCAAGGACATGATCGAGGAGCACAAGTCAGTGGTGATCTTCGTGAACTTCCGCGAAACTCTTGACGCTTTGGTCCCGGCTATTGAAGCCACTCTCAAGATGGAAGTGGGCTACGTCTGCGGTGGGCAGAACGCGGAAGAGCGGCAGGATTACGTGGACCGCTTCCGTGATGACAAGCTCCGCGTCATTGTCCTGAACTCTGAAGCCGGGGGCACTGGAATCGACGGATTGCAGGACACTCACGGAGTGTACCCCCGAGTATCGCTGATCTCCCTCTCCTTTAACGCCAAGACTTTCAAACAAGTGTTGGGCCGAATCCACCGGGCAAACTCAAAAAGTGACGCTCTCCAGAAGATTTTGGTTGCCAGCGGCACGATTGAGGAATATGTCTTGAAAGCGATCCACAAGAAGCTCTCCAATCTGGAGGCTTTGCACGGCGCGTAGAATCTACCATGAACAACACAACCGAATGCCTATTCATCGGCGGACCCCGCGAGGGTGCCACACTCCAGATTCCGGATCTCGTGAACAGCGTCTTCGCCATCTCGGCGGAGGAAGCTGTCACAGAATCTGAGAGTCCCACACAGAGCGCTTCGCTCCAGAAGGACTATGGCTATCGCCGGATTGGTGAGACCAACGTCTTCGCCCACTCATCCCTCAATGACGAGCAGGTCGAAGCGATCATTGCCAACGAGACCGAACTGGATGACGAAGAAGAGTTTGACGACGAGTTTGAGGAAAAGCTTCTTGGCATCCGCGAACTGGTAACTGCTGCTCTCGCCCTGACGCAGCCTGACAGCGAGGCGACTCCGCTCCTCTTCGAAGCTATCGGAGAACTCAACGACATCCTCTAACGCTGAGGCCACCCACGGCAAGAAAGGAGCACCGAAATGAAGAAAGAAGCTGACCGACGTTGGATACGCCGGATTGTTCTCTGGTTGTGCGAGCCTGACCGACCATCTCTCGCGTGGCACTTAGAAGTCCCGCGCTGGAAATCCTGCCTCATCGACTGGGGGCGGATTTTTACTTTTGGAATATGGAAACCGTGATTCCACCTGACATGTCCTGCTGGTTTATTTCGGACGCCCACTTTGGGCATGAGAACATCGCAAACTTTGCCGATCGCCCGATTGTTTCGGAGGCCGACAACGTGCGGTGGATCACTGAATGCTGGACCAGCGTCGTTAGCAAGAAAACCTCCGGGGACAGATCAGACATTGTCTTCTGCCTCGGCGACATGGCCTTCAATGAGCGCAGCCTCGGCATTGTCCACGCAATGCCGGGGCGGAAGGTCCTGATCAAGGGCAACCACGATGTCCACAGCCCACAAGAACTGGAAGTCTACAAGCAGATCCACGGACTCCTGAAGTACAAGGGCATGTGGCTCAGTCACCCGCCCATCCACGATCAGGAACTCCGGGGCAAGCCCAACATTCACGGGCACGTCCACAGCGCCACGCTTGGTGACCCGCGTTATTTCAACATCTGCCCTGAAAACATCTACCCCAAGTTCGGCAGGCCGATGATCAACCTTGACGAACTCCGGGCTTGGGTATCTCAATACTACTCACCATTACACGCATGAACCAAGTAGACCACGCCTCACGAGGGCACCACGATTTCGGACCCTCCTCCCTGAAGTACGTCTCGGCGTGCCGGGGATGGAAGTCCCGTAACGTCTCCAACCCCGCCGCTGAGAAGGGAACCCGGATTCACGAAGCAGTAGAGATGCGTGACGCATCAGGACTCCACGATGAAGACGAAGTCGCGATCTATGACAAGCTGATCGAAGGCGAGGAGCGCTGGATCCAGAACATCTTCGGCGACACTCCTGTGGAGATCCACAAGGAAGTCGCGTTGGACATGGAACTCCCCTACGAGTCCAGCAACTACGGCACCTCCGATCTGGTGGTCATTGGCGGAAACACCTGCCTCAACCTAGACCACAAAACCGGGATCGGCGAGATCGACCCGGTCGAGGAAAACTGGCAGGCGTTCAATTACGCCATTGGAGTCTTTCAGCGTTGGCCGGAAGTGGAAACCATCCACAGCGTGTTCCTGATTCCGCAGCGAGGCGAGGAGCTTCATGGAACCTTCACCCGTTCCCAGCTTGAAGAGCTGGAGGACAAGGTGGCGACCGTGATTCTGGAAGGCAAGATCACCCGCCTCCGCTGGGAGAAGGGCCAGCCTCCGCTGGAGGAACTCAACCCGAACAACGGATGCACTTACTGCATGTTCGCTGATCGGTGCCCAGCCCTCGGCCACATCGCCTTGGAGATCGCCACCAAGTATGAACCGGAATGGCTTCCCGAAGGACCGATCAGGTCTTCCGAAGTCGAAGATCCGGAGATGCTGGGCAAGCTCTACACCATCGCCTCCATCGTGGAGAAGTGGGCGGAAGGCATCAAGCGCAAGGGAGTCCTGTCTGCTCTCGACGGATTAGTGCCTACGGGATTCAAGATTCGGTCAATGGGATGCACCCGCAAGGTGACGAACCCTGCTGATTTCTTGGATGTCGCCGAGAAGCTCGGGCTGGCTCGCGAACAAATTTTGGCCTTGGCTGATTTTCCTGTTGCCAAAGTCCGGGATCTGTATTCTTCTACCGCCAAGCGAGGACAGAAGACCGCCTACGCTGAACAGTTCGAGGAGGCGATGGTCGCTTCCGGAGCTGTCGAGATTGGGTCTGAACGAGTAACCCTCACCAAAGAGTAATCATGGACATCGAACAACTAAAACTGGTCCTCCAATCCGTGGATGGAGTCACTGAAGGCGCGAAGCAGATTGGTATTGGGTGGCTCGCGCTGGATTTCTTGAAAGACCTGCTAGGCTACGGCTTGGGGTTCTACGGGATTAGCAAAGCCACCAAGCTTATTTACACCATCGTAGAAGGCATGATCGCTACGTCCCGCTTGGGAGAAATCCGAGACATAGTAGTGCCGGGTCAAAGAGGCACAAGTGTGTCCCGAGGCGAACTCAACAGAATCTTTGAAGCCTGCCGCGCGGGCGTTACGCGAGGCGAGTAACTTTCCCTGACAGGGCCTCCTCGGAGCAGGTCCTACCCAAGCCACCCGGCAAAGCTCCCTCTCACAAACCGTTACACAACAATATGGCTACCAAATCATTCGTATCAACCACCGAAGCCCCTGAAGAAACCACTGCGCTCGCAGCAGCTCCGGCCCCCGCCGCAGCCTACGCGGCCAGTGACATCGAGTTGCCGCGCCTCCAGTTCGTTCAGAAGATGACCGACCTCGACTTCGAAGCCCCAGTGGGTTCCGTAGTCCTGAATCGGGAAAGCGTTCTCTACCGTCCCGGAGTCAAGGTTCCGGCGATCGTGGTTGCCGCACAGAAGTTCTGGAAGCAGGACATCCCGTTCGACAGCGACCAGCAACCTGTGTTCCTCGGTTCGCAGGAAGCAGCGGATCAGTTCCTCCGTGAGGAGAGCAATGAGTTCAGCTTCATCACCTGCGCTTACATCTCGCTCCTCATTCAGAAGACTACTGATGCCGTGGATCCTGATGCGTTTCCGTTTGACCTCGACGGTGAACAGTGGGCTATCGGAAAGTTCTTCGCCCAGAAGAAGTCGTACGATACCACGTTCAAGCGTCTCGCTACCTTCGAGGCGTTCAACCCCGGCAAGCAGATCGCCGACGTGGTGTGGAACCTGTCAAGTGACCTCGTCACCAAGGGTTCGTATAAGTGGTACGTTCCGGGGCTGTCGCCCACCAAGGGAATCGTCGGACCCGAAACCGCGGCCTTCGTTGGCCGTCTCTCGGGAGGTGCCCAGTAATGAGTACCTTTGTTCCACCATCCCCGAAGGAGCTGCTGTCGGCCTACATCGTGGAGATCGACCAGCACATCAATGAGATGGACGACAGTATCGTTCAGATCAACCATGCGCTGGCTGCTACGCAGGCACGACTTCACGCGCTGCTGTGCGCCAAGAGCGTACTGGAGGACAAACTGGTTGACTGGGATAATCTTCCCGAGACCAGCGACACTCCTAGCCTACAAGAGGAGCAGCTCGAATTCCCGTTTCCCCAAACGGACGAGCTACCCGACAATATCGTACCGTTCACTCACGGGGTAAACTGAGTCACCAAAGGCGGGTGGGTAGCAGGTCGCTATCCACCCGTTTTACTTCCTACAGACCACTCAAATCATGATCAACTACGCAGTAGACTTTGAAACTTTCTACTCGGACGAATGCTCTGTCCGAATCCTCGGAAACCGAGGTTACTTTTCTCACCCCGAGTTTGACGCCTACATGGTGTCCGTTGTCGGCAGCGATGGCTACGAATACTGTGGTCACCCGAAGCTGTTTGACTGGAGCCTGCTTGCAGGCAACCGGGTTCTCTCACACAACGCCTCCTTCGACGAGAGTCTCTACCTGTTCGGCGTGGAGCAAGGCTGGTATCCCGCTGTAGACTTCGCCGAGTGGCACTGCACTGCGGACTTGTGCGCCTACTTCAACATCCCCCGCTCGCTGAAAGGCGCAGTTAAGTGGATCTGGAAAGAGGAAATGCCGAAGACCACCCGCGATAACATGAAGAATCGACGCTGGGAACTCATGTCGCCCGAGTTCAAAGCAGAGGTCACCGAATACGCCCTCAAGGATTCGCGTTACTGTCTCCGTGTGTGGGATGAACTCGAAGGCAGCTGGCCAGAGCAGGAGCGCTGGGTATCCAAGCACACCCGCGACATGATGCGCCGCGGCCTTCCGATGGACCTCGACCTCCTCCGCCAGAACCTGATCAACGCGAAGCGTGTTCTATTCGACGCCGAGAACATGATCCCATGGGCTGGGGAAAAGCCCCTCCTGTCGCCCAAGGCGTTCGCAGAAGAGTGCAAGAAGTACGGCATTGATCCCCCGGCGAGCCTCGCCATCGACAGTGAAGAAGCGGATAGCTGGATCGAGACCTATGGAGAGATTCTTCCATGGGCGACGGCAGTGCGCAGTTGGCGCAGCGTCAACTCTCTCGTGAAGAAGCTTGAGAGTTTCGACAATGGCACGCTCGACGGACGCTACTACGGCGGCATGATGTACTGCGGGGCACACACGAAGCGATTCAGTGGGTCTGGAGGTAACGGGAACATGCAGAATCTACCAAAAAAGGTCATGCACGGTGCGAACATCCGGAACATGATCAAGGCGAATCCGGGGCACAAGCTGGTGGTAGTTGATCTTTCGCAGATCGAGGTTCGCACAGTCCTGTGGCTGGCGCAGGACTACAAGGCGATGGTGATGCTTCGAAAGATTCCGGACATTTACACGGCATTCGCCATCATGTTCGGCCAGTGGTCTGAAGAGCAAGGCGACCTCAAGAAGGTGAATCCGGCACTGCGTGATCGGTTCAAGACTGTTGGTCTCGGAGTTCAGTTCGGGGCGTCCGCTGGCAAAGTGGCGTCAATCACCGGGCAACCAGAGTCAGAAGCAGCAGCGTTTATTAACGCCTATCTGAAGGCTCTGCCGTCTGTGCCGCGCCTGTGGAAGTCCCTGAAGTCATCTCTTGCCGCAGCCCGGAAGGACGGGGTCCTCGAATTCCTGCTCCCATCGGGCAACCGCCTGATTTACCGCGACGTGAAAGCGTGCGGAGCGCGTAGCACTACGGCGACGATCGTCAAGAACGGCAGTCCGATGACTGTCCGGCTGTGGCACGGCTCACTGATCGAGAATCTGGCGCAGTCTCTGGCCCGAGACATCTTCGTGGACGCCGTTCGCCGGGTGGAGGCGCGGGGTTACAAGCTGATCCTACACGTCCACGACGAACTTGTGGTAGAGATTCCTGAAGAGGAGTCTCAGAAATGTCTGGACGATTGCCTAGAAATCCTGTCTACTCCCCCCAGTTGGATTCCTGATATCCCTCTCTCCGCCGAAGGAAAAATCCTAGACCGCTACGAAAAGTAAAATGTTCCGCTGCATCAAGAACCATCGAAGCGATCGGGCAGACCTGATTCCCGATCCCTTCAATTTCAAGGGCGATTGCCCTGCCTTAAACAAGGAAGACCTGCGCAAGTGGCAGGGTAACGAAGACACGAATCACCTTTTCTACTCGCTCTGCGAGGGGGTGAACCCGAACATCCGAATCAAGATCGACAACCCGGTAGCCCGGATCGCTGGATTCATCGCGGACTACGACGTTCCTGCACCAGACGACTTCGAGCTGCGCTTGAACGAAAACAAGCGGGTGGTCCTCATGCCGACCTACGCCCACCGCACGCGCAGCGGCAACTTCCGCCTGATCTGGCTATTCCCCGAGCCGCTGGTCATTGCGGAGGATTACGTGAAGCCATTCATTGCGGAGTTCGCCAAGGACATCAATGCCCCGGCGATGTCTGCGGGCTTCGACAAGTGCTCGTTGAACCCGGCGCAGTACTACGAAGTAGGCTACGACTGGAAGCACACCGGGGACACCGTCCCACCGGAGTTCATTACCCGCGCCCTGTTCAATACCACGGCTCGGAAGACCATCGGCACCGACATCAACGTGCCGATCGAGTCTGTGGAGGAAGAATGCCTCCGCCGCTGGGCGAATCGCCTGCCAGTCGGCCTGAAGATCGGCCAGCGCGTCCCACTATTCTGGATTGACGACGGCGTGGAGCGCGAAGGAGGTATGGTAGGCGAACACGGCATCATCTGCTTCAGCGACCGGGCCGGGAAAGGCTTCGTGAGTTGGGCTGAGATTCTCGGAAGCGCCTTCGTCTCCTCTTTCGAGCAGAAGAAAGTGACCACGGCAGTCTCGGACGTATGGTACGACGGCAAACGCTACTACCGCTTCACTTCAAACGGTCTGTTTGATTTCCCCAAGGAGGACTTGACCATGGAACTGCGGTCCATCGGCCTCGCTGCCGAGAAAAAGAAGGGTCAGAGGGTCTCAGAAGTAGAACAAGCCTTACTCTACATTCAAGCGCACAACCGAATCCACGGCTGCGCTCCGATCCTGCACGAGAAAGACCGGATCGTGAAAGTCAACGGCTCCGTAGTACTCAACAGCAACCGCAACAAGTGCGTTGTTCCGGCTGAAGCCGCCACTGAGAAAGACTTCCCGTTCCTTTCCAGCTTCTTCCAGCACTTCTTGGACGATCCAGACAGCTCTAACCCAACGGACTATTTGTTCGCGTGGATGAAGCGGGCGTATGAGTCGCTTCACCACGGGCACTTGTTCCAAGGACAGGCGGTGATCCTCGTTGGACCTACTGGCATGGGTAAGACCCTGTTCAGCAACAGGATTCTGGCGGGTCTACTGGGCGGCGCTGCTACGGCGAGTGACTACCTGCAAGCTCGGACGCAGTTCAACAAGGAACTCGCTGAGAATCCGGTGTGGTCAATCGACGATACGGCATCTGCCACCAATGCTGCGGATCACCGCAAGTTCACCGAGCTTCTCAAGGCGCGAATCGCCAACCCGATGATCGACGTGATGGCGAAGTACCAAGACAGCGTTCGTATTCCTTGGGCTGGGCGAATCATCATCTCGCTCAACGAAGACGTGCAGTCCCTCGCCGTAGTTCCGTCACTCGACGTGAGCAACGCGGATAAGTTGCTCGGATTCCGGGTGAGCACGCTGCACAAGCCGAAGTTCCCACCCAACCACGAGCTTGAGAAGATCATCTCAGCCGAGTTGCCCTACTTCGCCCGCTTCCTGCTGGACTGGGACGTTCCTGAGCGTGTCGTGGGCAATGCCCGCTTCGGCGTGGATCACTACATGCACCCGTTCATCATGAACGCGGCTCGTGATAACGGAAGCCGGGCTCCCGCCATCGAAGCGATCGAAATGTTCGCCCGCGTCCACCGCGAGGCGACTGGACATTCCGAATGGAGGGGCACTGCCACCATGCTGCGCTCGTTGTTCAACGACTACGCGGATCTCAGCGGACTCAGCTTCAGCCGCGACCAGTACGCACTGGCTCGTGGGCTGGCCTCCGCCGAGGAAGCCTACAACACTGGCATGCCGAATGCCCGCCCTGTGACTTCCGAGTCACGCGGCAAGGGCAAGCGGTACACGATCGACCTCGACAAGAAATACGACGACGAAGAAGACTGACATGCTAGCCCAACCCCGCATCTCACAGGCTGCCTTTTCGGGAACCCCGAAGAGGCGGCTGTACTTCATCTCCTACGAAGCCTCCTTCGTGGAAATCTCAATTACAGAGAAAGGCGAAGTGCAGATGGACGCCAACTTGCTACAAGACCCTCCACCGGGCGTCTTGGGTGAGTGGATCGAGCAGGTCGCAAAGGACGCAGCAGAGTCCTATGGAGGCGATGCCAACCAACTGAGCGACACAATCGTCAAAGCCCTCGCTGACACATGAAGCATGCAAGAAAAGTTCGCGTGTTCGACGCCTGTTGGAACGCCACGATTGACGTGGTGTGGAACCTTGACTACGACAAGTTTCTAGTCCTCCTCGGCAGGACCTACGAAACTTTTCTCCTCGATGACACGCCTACTGATGGCCAGTGCATCCAGTTTGACGGACCCAAAGGTGGAGCAGACGTTCTGATTTACCTCAGAACGTGGGATTCCAACCCGTCAAGCTGGGGCGCACTCGCCCATGAGTGTTTCCACGCCTGCAATATCCTGCTCGCAGAGCGCGGACAGAAGTTCGACGCGTCCAATGACGAGGCGTACGCATACTTCTTCAGCTCAACGATCGAAAGGATCGGAGAGCTGATAGAGAAAAAGGAGCGCCTGCTTAACCAAGCGGCGCAGCGACGTAAGCGCGCACGGAGCCGCTAGTCAGCGTGAAAGCCGTGAAGTTGCCGTACAGGACAAAGTTCGCTGGGTAAGCAAATCCTGTAGCGGCATCACCAGATCCGGTCAGATCGGTGAGCGTCGAGAAAGTTGTGGCAGTGATACAGTGAATCGCGGCGAACTGCCCGGTGACTGCGGTAGTTCCGGTTTCAGTGACAGATCCGCTAAGGAAGATGGGTTGCTTGACTAACATATTAGTAGATGTTGTAGGGGTGGGAGGCTCCTTCACCGAAGCCGGACATTTGAATCATCGGTCGGGCGGAACCGCGAGAAGCATCAAGCTCGTCTTCGAGCATCTGCCTGCATACGCCCCAGTGGTAATTGGCTCGCTGCACGTCTGCATTGTCCTCGGCGATCCGGCCAAGCAGCGCGTGCTTGATGGCGTTGATGTTTGCGAGGTGGATGATTTCGTCACCAGAGGTGAGGAACGGAGCCTTCCGCTTGACGAGAAGAGTAACTACAGAATCCGTCTGAGCACCAGTCACCTTGAATCGGCGGAACTGGGTAGTGCCACTCCCCGCAGGGGCAGTAGCGATTTCCATTCGGGTATCTCCATCTACTCTAAAGGATACTGCGAATGGAAGGTTATCGAAAGTAATGGACGTGATTGTGTTTATCGCCTGACTAAACTCAACAGTAACTCCCGAGATAGAAGCGCTAATTTGCTGACCGCCTGAAGTCTGTGTGCCAGTAATCGTGATTGTCACTCCTTCCAAGTCTTCAGCAGCCACTGAGGAACCCGTCGTAAGATTGTACAGGAACACTTGGTCGATCCCCGGCGAAATGTCCTCTGGATCTGTTACTTCAAAAACGGTTGTGAGGTCCTTGGTGACCGGGTGGTAGCCCAAGTCAATCAGTCCGTAGAATCCCGGAATCTGGTCTTGCCTGCCGATCTGGCGAATGTCGTGCCACATGTTCCGCACTGGGCGAGGGAGATCGTCCACGGTAGCAGACAGCACCGCTTCGGTGTCCTCTGGCAAGCTGATGTACCCGTTACCAGCGTCCAGCTGGATCTCGTACACGGTATCACGCCACATGCCCATAGAATAAACCCTTGGTAGGACCTGATTCAATGCGGCAAGGAAATCTCCATCCGGCTCAATGTATTGGCCGAGCTGCTGGGAAATCTGGGCTGCTGTCAGGGCGGGCATGGCTCAAGAATACTGGTAAATGGTAAGGGATTCAAGATTCGTTACACGGGCTTCGGTGAATTTCCACCACACGTGAGACACGGAACAACCAAGGTTTGACCCTGAAAAGTATTCCCATCCGGCTTGCCTTTCACTCGAAACCGAATTTTTGCCGCTTTTGCCAGCTGACCCTCTGTTGGTCGCGGCAGTCGAATTCCTTCTTTAGGGAGAGCAAATGGATCATTCATGCTGGTGGGATGTATGTAGAACCAGAGTATTGGGGCTTATTTCCATAGGGTCCATTTCCGCGACAGGTAAACCGAAAATTGCGGATTTCAACCACGCCAACGATACCAGCGGGCACAGTCACTTCGGTGCTCCAAGGAGAAAACCAACTTGCGTCATCGGGATCTTCCGCATTTCCGGGGCCTGACCACGTGTATGACTTTGCCGTAACCGTGGGAGCGTCACCCGAATAGCCTTCCTCAGCGTACCCATCGGGGAAGAAAACCTCGTCCCATTCAAGCGAGAAGGTAGTTCCAGTGTGGTCCGAGGGAATCCTGAAGCGATAGCGCCCCTTGGTTTCGGTCTCTGCCTCGGGGCAATCCAAGGCTGGCTCATACACCACGGGATCAGCATCAGGATCCACCGGGCAAAGAGTGTATACAATAGAGCGACCAGCCAAATAGGTGCCTCCGGGAGTCCACGTGGCATCAGCCATGACAATGTCCACCTCAGACTGAAGGTCTCCCACGGTCCACCGATTCGAGTAAGTATCCGTAGCTGACCAAGTCTGGGTTCCCGCTGTTTCTGAGTAGGTGATCGTAGACCCACTGCCAACCGGATTAGAGAAATTGCATGCGCTCGACGGGCAAGCTGTTCCCGGCGTCGTGACAGCAGGAAGACCTTCGTAAGTAGTTGTAGTGGAGCTCGTGCAAACTACCGGGGGCGTGTCCGAATCGTAAGTGGAGCTCGCGGTGTAAACCTGAGAAAGGATAGCGCCTTCATCTGGCGGATCATCGTAAGTAGTCGTTGTTGTCGAGGTCTCGCTTGAATTGGAAGTGATATGCTGGCGACAAATCCGACCACCTTCAGTGGTGACCATTTCCTTCGTCCAGTTTTCGTTTGAAGACCGACTGGTTGAAAAGCTCGTGGTCCGGTCACTGTAGTCCGTGCTGAAGCTGTTCGAGTAGTTGCAGGAACGATCAAGGTTTTTCCAACGGGCGTACTGCATATTGCAGTCGAAGCCATCCAAAAATGCGTTTATGAAAAAGTAGCAGTCGATGGCGAAGAACGCTTCCTTATTCTCGATTTCAATCTCGGGAGTAGGGCAATCAGGCATCCCGCAGCACCCGCAGTATCCGAGGCGGGTATTCCAGTCTTCAAGAGTTTCAATGGTGTCTGGCATCAACCGCGAGTGTAAGAGAGAGAACCGGGACAGTGACTTACTTGAAAGTTTCCACAACCTGCCGAGCGGAAAGTATCATCGAGGAAATCACCTAAGTCAATGTAAAGCTTGCCGTCTTCATTTGTCGCAGTAGGGATATCATTGGAGGGTATTGCAGCCCCGTAGCGTACGTTAGCCCCTGTGACGTTTCCTCCGGGCAGGAGCACGCCGTCTATCAGCGTGGCGGTGAAATCAACTTCAAGATATAGGTGGCTTTCGTCAGTCGGCGATGACGGGATAGAGAAGTCAGGAACAGTTTCATTTCCTGTGCCTCCGGATACGGTTCCGCCGCGGAGCATAGTAGCAGACCCATCGGTGTATGTCGTGCCAAATGGGCAGGTTGAATTCCCACTAGAGCTCCCACTGGGATCGCGCTCTTGAATCTCAGATCCCGGACCTACTTCGTAGCTGTAGGCGGGGGCCTGAAATCCGGAAAATGCAGGAGTGCTATTTACTGGAGCTACGTCGTAGATCATGGTACCGCAGTCGTAGGTCGGTAGACAGTGAGAGTTTTTCGGAGATACCCGCCGCGGAACGGCTGCTGCTCGTCCGAGGCAATAATAGAAGCTGGCCAGTCTGTAGGAATAGTAGCAGCAAACGTGCGCTCCGATCCAGCATTCTGGTCGAAGACAGGGTCCGTGTTTCCGGTATTCGCACTGACTGTCACAGAACCATGGAGACACGCTCCAACTGACAAGCCATACAACGGCGAGTTGTACACGATCGGAAGCGGGCGCATCGTCTGAGGGTCAGACAGCGTGTGCGGCGCTATGCTCCACGCTTCAACCACTTGAGCCTTGCACGGACCACTGTATCCCTCGCGCAAGTAGTACGGGCGAGAGTAGTATCTCGAAGACCCATCCCGTAGCAACCAGTCCATGGTCTCGATTCCTTCGAGAACCGGGGGCCAGCTGTAGTCCGCAGTAGTGTAGTAAGTTCGGCCACTTGTGACGAAGTCGCTTGGCAGCACGTCTCGGACAGAAACGGCGAACCAGTTCGCGCTCAGAGCGCGACCCTCGCGGAAAGTTCCGTTCGACTGTAGCCCCCAAAAGGAATTTGTCTTGGAGGCGAACAGGTTCTCGATGGTCGAACCGCCAACGCTCTCGCCACGGTAGTAAAGTGTTTGAGTCGTGGACAGATTCCTTCCGCTGAACTCGTCGAAGTCATTCTGGATCAAGTCAACACGCTTAACGAATACCTGTTGGTCTATGATGAAAATGGAATCGAGTTCCTTATCCCCGGTTCGGATTTCCTTGCGCTCGGCGAGCACGTAGCTACTAGAGAAAAGATCGACAGGAACATTCGGTTGGGCTGTTCCCATGGCTGGGGAAGCGCTGTCGAAGTCATCGCGAAGCGTGATGTAGGTTCGTGATACCGCGTCAAAGCGGGTGCCGCCGATGTCGGCCTGAGTAAACTCCCAGTTGTAGTCATCCTGATTCTCGCGGGGTGCTGCCCAATAGAAGCGGAACATCAAGCCCTGCTCATCCACTGCTGGCTGGGCGTAGCAAAAAAGATGGTTCGGGTACTTGTTAGAATCCGGATGCGGAGTTCCGTATTCCGGAATCGTGATCTTGGAAGTGTCTACGGTCTGCGAAATAACAGTATCCGCAACTTTCGGAGATACGAAGTTGCGGAGCTTCTGTCTTACTGGAGACAAATCTGAAACAGAGATAGGCATTAGGTTAGGCGAATTTTGACTGCTCCTGCTGCGGTGTAGTACAGAGATCCTACAGCGATGCCGCCGCTGGCTGCACCCGCGTCGTCAGCATACGGGCCGAGCGGAGAAGATAGAACTGCAATCGTGCCAAGCCCAAGAGTTGTGCGCTGAGCGCTCGCGCTCACGTCGTCGAGGAGGGCGCGGCCTGCGGCGGTGCAGGTAATCTCTTCCACATTACCAGATCCTGAAGAAGACCTGCCAAGAAGCTTGTCAGTCGCGGACACGTTCTGCATCTTTGCGTACGTGACAGCGTCATTTGCGATCGTAGCAACAAACGAGCTTGTTCCAGAACCAGTCACGTCTCCAGTCAGTGTGATAGCCGCAGAAGTGGCGACTGCGCCGAGTCCAAGAGTAGCGCGTTGGGCGCTCGCATCAGCGTCGTCAAGAATAGCGCGGCCTGCGGCAGTGCAGGTGATTTCTTCCACGTTGCCTGTGCTCGCGGATCTACCAAGCAGGCAGTTGGCGGAAGCGGTCTGAAGCTTGCCATACGTCACTACGTTCGCAGAGATTGTCGCGGAGAATGTTCCAGTGCCCGATCCAGTGATGTCTCCAGTAAGGGAGATCGTTTGATCTCCGGTGTTGCTGCCCGAGCTGGTGCCGCTGAATGTCCCGCTTTGAGTGGCGAGAGTCCCGAGTCCAAGAGTAGACCGGGCACTCGAAGCAGTGGTGTCATCCAGCAGCGTGAGGGCGAACGAGGTGATCGTTCCGAGAGACGCGGCTGACGAGCTGGTGTAATAGACAAACTTGTCAGCGGCTGGAGTCAGTCCGTCAAAAGCGTCGATGATCGCAGGGACTGACGACAAGTCGGTGTACGGGACTGAAGAAGTAGGTGAATAGGTTCCGGAGCCAGTACGCTTTACGTAGCCATTGGAGGACAAGCCTGATAGGCCAGTTAGCTCTGTTCCCACAGTTAGAGTGGAAGAAGAGAAGACGAGACCAGTGCCAAGGGAGATTGTCTGGGCGACTCCGGTTCCAGAACTATAGCGACCCAGTAGGCGAGCAGTCGGGACACTCGCAACCTGTGCAAACGACACAGTGATTTCGTCCGTGCCACCGGAAGCGTGAGAAGATGCGTGCAGTGCTGGGAATCCAGTGTCAGATACAATGAGAGTGACTCGGTCGATTGGCATGGTTCAGGGCTCTGAAGGAGCAGTGTAGCTGAAAGCAGCGCCATCGAAGGCATATCCCTCGGGCATCTCGACAATACAGCGTTCAGGGAATGTGGTCTTGGCGAGCTGGGTGTTGACCGCGATGCCCAGAGCGGTGTTGCCTGTGAAGCGATCAAGGTTGAGCGGCACGTTGGCGTTGAGGCTGACCACGATCTCCTGTGGATCGCGGTCCCAGAACTGGTGGTAGCACTCAGCTTGGGTGACGGCGTAATGCCTCGCCGCCTTGGTCTGCTTGAGTGCCAGTTCGCGGTTGAATTCGACGGGTGTGAGTGGTTCGATCATGGCAGTAGTTATCCGTTTACCCAGTTGGTTCCGTTGTAGAAAACTTTTGTGACAGTTGATCCGCCTCCAGCTGCGTTTGCCATGAAGACAGGTATTGCAACTCCATCCGTAATAAATGCGGTGTCGCCTTGGGTTGCTGCTGGAAGAGTGGCGAAGGTGTATCCTTTGAGTCGAACTGTGTTGCCTGAAATGATCTTACCTGCCGTTTGGATTCCGCCAGCACCTGGATCAGATGTCGTCCCAAATCCGACACCTCCAGAGGTGGACATGTAAAACGAGTTGGTGGCAGCGTCGTTTGCAAAGCTGAAAGGCGTTGCAGTAATGGACGTATTCGCGTCGTTGAGTCGCTGGATTTGAAACCTGTTTGAAAGATTACCAAACCGCATCACACGTTGCCCGGAAGTATTGTTTAGGGCGTTGACATACACAAACGCCTCATTGTTGGCGGTCGCAGTTACGTAAGATCCAGTGATTCCGCTTGATGTCAGGAAGTTCCTCCCGGAGCTGTCCGTCACCATGGTCAAATTACAGGTGGCATCGGTCGCGGTGAAGACTGTGCCTGAGCCTGAGCGGGACAATGTCGGAGTGGTCAGCGTCGGACTTGTTGCGAAAACAAGCGATCCTGATCCTGTCTCGTTGGTGATGGCAGCGGCGAGGTTCGCGCTGGTCGGAGTGGCAAGGAATGTTGCAACTCCGGTTCCGAGTGATGTCAGCCCGGTTCCGCCTTTGGTGGCAGGAAGCGCGGTCGTCAAAGCCGTGGCAAGATTTTCGCCAGATGGAGTCCCGAGGAATATGCCAACTCCTGTGCCTAAACCTGAGAATTGGCTGACTGATGGCGTTTGCCAGTCTCCAGTCTCCACGCCATTTGCATAGAGTAAACTTCCTGGACTCCTTTGAAATGCAAGTTGACCTGCAAAATCTGGAGTTGCCGCTAGCTTTTCGGTTTCGTCATTGAAAACACGGGTCAATTTTCCACCCGTAACCGCCGTCATAAAATTCGCGCTGGTCGGAGTTGCGAGAAATGTAGCAACTCCGGTTCCGAGTCCGCTCACGCCTGTTGAGATAGGCAGTCCTGTCCCGTTTGTCAGCGTGATCGAAGATGGTGTGCCTGCTGCTCCTCCAGTCCGAATGAGTGTTGCCGCGCTTCCCGTGCCGTTGCGGAACGACGGGTTGCCGGATGAGTCAGAATACCATGCGGAACGTCCAGCGATGACAGTCGGTGCGGTGCCGTTGAGGGTGACGAAATGACCTGCTTGGCCTCCTGTCGGGACGCTGGCAAAGTGGCCGTTATTGACTGCGTCACCTGAGACGTTGGCAGTTCCGTCGAAGGAAATGCCGAAGATGTTTCGGGCGGTTGCAAGCGCGGTGGCAGTGGCGGCGTTTCCAGTTACGTCGCCAGTTGAGGTTATGTTAGATGCTGCAATAGTTGAGCAGGAAATACTCCCAGCGCAGGCAATTCCATTCACTCCGACATCAATTCCATCGAAATTAAAACCTGACGACCATTCTCCCACATTTGTTCCAATACCTTTGAGAAGATTGCCAGTATCAAGGTCGACTCCGAGTTGACCGATAAAATCCGGCGTTGCTGCATCCACGGCGGCTTGGTTTGCAAACGCGCGGGTGACTTTCAAGCCCGTCAATCCGCTGCCGTTTCCTGTCGGGGTCAGGTAATCCGTGCCAGCAGTTGCAACCGCTACGTCCGTGCCGTTGCCTTTCAGCAGGCCGTTCAGCGTCGTCGTGGTCGAGGTGCTGATGGAGTTCGGGCCTGCGGGTCCAGTGGCTCCCGTAGCTCCCGTAGCTCCCGTAGCTCCCGTAGCTCCCGTAGCTCCCGTAGCTCCCGTAGCTCCCGTAGCTCCGCGAGGAATACCAAAGTTGAAGACCGCCGCAGTGGACGTGCCACTGTTAGTCACAGTGGCGTTCGACCCGGCAGACAACGTGGTAGTAGTCCCAATCGAGATGGTTCCAGACGGACCAGTAGCGCCGACATCCGACAGGACCAGCGTTACATCGTCACCAACAGAATCTACAAGAAGTGGCATTAGTCGATTGGGGAAATATCTCCGATAATAGTCAGCTCGCCGTAGATGGGGCGATTGATGTTCGAGTTTCGGCTATACGCTACGTCGTAGACGTAGGTGAGATTCGGGGAAAGGAGGCGAGTCTTGGTGCGGTTGAGTACGAACGTATAGACGCCCGGCGCATCCTCGGCGACTTCAAAACTGGTGACGACTGGGGTCTTGTACTTCAGGCGAACGGCGCAAGTGAAATCGACCCCGGTTACAGGATCGTCATTATCGTCCAAGAAGGTGATCGCGAATCCGTAATCACTATCCCGGCTAATAGTTCTGTTGATATTAGTTGCCATCGTTGTAAGCGGCGATTGCGTCGGCGTAAATCTCGGCGAGCTTGGCGTAGTTAAGCGAGTAGAAACTCCATTCGCGCTCGTTAGAGCCGAAGAAAGGTTCGCAGATTACTGCGGGGCATCCGGTAAGGCGAAGGAAAGAACCTCCGCGGTCGTTCGCGTCGATGGGCTTTGGTCCACGGTTCTTGAAACCGGACAAGCCCTTGGTGTGCGCGGAGATCAGAGCAGAAGCGAGGCGGGCACCCTTGTTCGAGCTATGCCAGAACAAATACTCAAAGCCATTGGCGCTGGAGTCGGCGCTATTGAAGTGGAGTTCAATGGCGATGTCAGCGTCATAACTGGCGATCTGAGCCGCAACGTCACGCATGGCAGCCGTGTATCCGTTGCCCTTGTAGTGATCAATGATCTCGGATTCAATGCCGCGAATGCGGAGAGCTTCCTTCAGGAAGCCAGCAAGAGTGTGGTTGTAAGACCATTCCGTGATTCCTGATACGGATTCGGCTCCGTCGTCTCCATCTCGGCTATGACCTACGCAGATTGCGACTTTCATAGGCGAATGATACCGCAATGCCTTGACTAATACAACCTCAATCCCCGTGGTAGTAGCATTCCGGAGTCTTCTTGAAGAAGTCTCCGAAGAACTTCCATGGATAGCCAAGAGTCGCCACAGCGCCGAAGTAGACGCCGGACAGGGCGAAGCCTTCCAGCTTCATCAGGTTGTAGAAGATCGCGTTGGCGTCTTCCTGACTAAGTGGAAAGCAGTCGGCGCTCAGATACTGGTAGAGCGCGTCGTGGACAACGGACCCACCAAGATTCGTTGGAGTGTCCGGAGTTCCAAACCACTTGCCAGCAACGGCGATCTTGGGCGAGGATCCGTTCCAGTTGTAGAACTTACGAACGGTAATCGTGTTGCCATTCAGGTTGAGCCACTCGGTTCCGCGATCGTCGCGAAAAGAATGGTTACCAAGCTGGCGGTCCACGCGCACAGAAAAATCTTCGAGCAACTCAAAGCGGTACTTGCTACCAAACTTGGCAGGCAGTTCGCGGTAGGCGAGCTTACTTACTGATTCTATTATCATTTAGCTGGAGCGAATCTGCCGAAGAATTTAGAAGCCGCTTTAATATCTTGTTCACGAGTATCCCCCATCTTTACCTCTGGAACTGGGCCTCGCGCTTGTAGGATCTGCCTTTGCGCCAAAGCTAAAGCATTCCGGCGTAATTTTATTTCCTCTTCTGCGGCGCGTTGATCTAAATAAGCGTCCGATATGTTTTCAGCAAGCGCGGATAAAGTAGAGGTGGGCCTTTGAATTGCCGAGGATACTACATCCCCTAGGGCAGAAAGGTAGTTTCCGGGTTCCGCGGCGGTTTCTAGCTTTTCTTTAGTGGCTTCTTTTGTTTGCCTCCTTAACTCGGGGTCTGAAACAGCCCTTACGGCATCTACTCCCCAAAGAATTGCTGGGACCTCTGCGGCAACTCCCAATGCGCTTCCTGCTGTACCCAAGCTGCGAGCAACTTGTGGTAGTGCAGCAGGGACACTCTTGCCCAAAGAAGCGAGCACGCTTGGCACAACGCGTGAAGCGGCTACCTCACCGATCTTTGCCCCTAAAGCTAATTGAGAGGCGGCATCGGCAACACTTTCGCTATTTTGTACTGCAGATTCTACTTTAGAGTACTTGGGCACCACAGCGTTTCCTGTATCAGGCTCCCCTCCGGGACCCCCAAGAACTTTTTTGGTATCCTCGGACGGGGTTCTTTAGCTAGTCGAACTAGGCCCCCTTCCACGGCCTCAACAAAGCTTTTTGCAGGAACGCTTGGCATTACTTGTTAGTTCTACTAGCACGAATCTCAGCGATCAGGTTGTTGAGGGCTTCCGTGTACGCCTCACGACTTTCGTGGGACTTCAGAAGCTCTCCGTGCTGGTTCTCGATCTGGTTCTGAAGCGAGATGCGAACCTCTTTTTGGAGATCCTGAACGCCCTTCCACAGGGTCACTACAGCGAAAGAGAGAATCCCCACGACTGTGAGTTGTCCCCCATTCGTGATAAGTTGCTGGGATTCGCCCGTAGCGATCTCAGTAGCAATATTGGAAAAAGCAGAAGCCGCATACAGCACGGCGGCAAGTATGAAAGATCCCACTGATTTTACAAGCCACTCGTTCATTTGGATGGAAGCACAGCCCGTGGAGCTGAAATTGTAACGTCGTAACGAAGACCAGTGTATGGCCCGTCAAAGCTGACCTTAGTCCCGCAGGAGGTGAGGGACAGGGCGATCAGGAGGCAGGCAAGGAATTTCACGACATGCCTCCCATACGCTTCTCGACAGCGGAGCCGAAGTCAGCCTCCTCTTCAGGCGCTTCCTGTTCAGCTTCTTCAGATTCCGTGATCGGGTTGTTCTCGACAGAAAGCGGAATCAACATTCCTTCAGACACCGCGTAGGTCGTCATGAAGTCAATGGTTTCGCCCTCGGCAAGTTCCGGGACATCGAGCCCGGCAGGGATTGGAAAGGAAGGATCAGGCATGGGAGTGGGAAAGGGGGTGAACTATGAGCCCCAGTAAGGTAGCGCGTCTGAGGCTCATAGTTCTTTGTAGTCCGAAGACCGGGGATTAGGCGTCGTTGGAGACGTGGTACCAGCGGGTTCCGTTCGACAGGAGCCAAGCGGACTTACCAGTAGCGACAACAAGAGTGTCCGCCTCGGCAGTGCCCGTCAGAATCTTCTCAGATCCGGGGGTATCCAGAGTCAGGTTTCCTGATGCGGTGTTGAGTACAATCACTTCACGGAGCGTGCCAGCAACAGCGGGCAGCGTGACCGTAGGAGTGGTGCCAGTGACAACCGACATCTTCGTGTTGATTGTCTCCGTGGTGGCGACAGCGTCATCAACTTCGGAGGCGAGTAGCCCAACGGAGCGGAGGGAACCCAGCGTGGTTGTCTTAGCGCCAACAGGCTGCGCCGAGATGTCATAGACATGAAGCAAGTCGCCAGCGAGCAGGGCGGAAGTAGCCAGCGTGCTTAGAATAGGGGCGTCGTCGAGAGTAGGCATAGGAAGGAAAGGGAAAGAGCCCGGCCCACTTGTTTAGAGTGAACCGGGCTCGGGTGATTAGGCAGCAGGGGTGGTGCTGGTGCGCTTGAACAGGATGACGTAACCGAAGTTCGTCTTGATCGGCTTGGAGGCAGAGGCGAGGACACCGCGGAAGAAACCGATGGTTCCGTCTGGGTTGATGGTCTCGTTCTGGATGTTCAGCCAGTTGAACTTGCCCTTGTAGTCGGTAGGCAGGAAGCTGACACCAGCGCCGCCCGAGGAGATCGGGTTGGGGATCTGGATTTCCATGACTTCCTCGTGGAGCACGTAAGCCGCTTCGTAGTCAGCGGTATCGTACGAGGCATTCATGATCAGCACACCGTTGGAGTAGACCTCTGGGCGAACCCGAGTGATCGTAGCACCAGAGATGCTGTAGCGCGGGGCGAAGTCATCGACCAAGTGGTAGTAGCCGCGGAAGGACTTTTCGATGCCAAGCGGGGCGAGGAGGTCGGAGACCTTCGCGCTGTTGTAGCGAGCGTCATCCCGGAATCCTGCTTCGGTCATCAGCGAGTAGCTGGCTTCCGAGCTGAGAACCAGACCGAAGACCGGGCGGGCGTTTTCACGACCGTAGGCTTTGGCACCAGCACCTTGGCGAACGGCCTGATAGTAAATCTTATCAAGGACCTTGTTCGAGATGTTGGCGGTTGGAGTGACATCCGCGTTGGAAGCACCGGAAGTCGTGATCTTAACATCAGTGACCTGCACACCTTCGAAGAGGTCGTCCGCGGTGGAGTCACCATCGGAGTTGACCGTGGTGAGGATCGGTGTCGCAGCCGAAAGGCAGGGAACGAAGTTGGCGGAGAGGCGCTCGTACTCGTCGCGGTCGCGCTCGATCCAGCTGCGCATGGTGGAATCCTTGAGGATGTCCATGATAGCGCCGAGCTGCTCTTGGCGGTAGGCGGCGAAGCGGAGGTCTTCCACGTTGATGCGCGGGGACTGCACCGTGGCGCGCTGAAGGTTGAAGGTCTTCAGCTTGCGAGTAAAGTCAATGCGAGCGGTCTTGTTGAACGGACCGACGTTGTCGATGGACGAACCAGCGATAAGGGCCGAGCTGTTGAGCGCGGTGTTATCGGAGGTAAGAGCCGAGGAAGCCATGTTCGCCCAGTTAAGGCCGAGCACGTCAAAGGTTCCAGTGTTGCTTCCGTCGTTGAGCGGAAGGGCGCGGTCATAGATCAGCACGTTGCGCTGATAACCGAGGCCATCGACGAACTCAGACTTGCGGATAAGATCCATCCAAGGCGACATGCCGAGGGTCTGGCGGTGAATGTCGCTGCCGATACGGTTAGCCTCCTGAGTGAGGATTTCGTTGATCGCAGCGGTAGAAGAAGAACCGGGTGGGAATGAACCAGCCATTGTAGTAAGTAGTAGGGGGTGTTAGAAACAGAATCGCGGTAACACTCGTTATCGCAGTGATCTTTGTTGCTGGAGAAACACAACAGCGGCACAAGTGCCTATCTCCGATTCTGCTTTCCTGACTACTTATAGAAGGGTTGCCTACCCAGCGAAGGAATTTCGTCGTTCAGCTGCGGGTAAGATACCCGATAACCGATAAAACATTCAATGATAAAGTGCGGCAGGGCACGAAATAAAAAGTCCTGACCCGCGGTAAGCGGATCAGGACTATGGAATAGTGGTTCGTGATAAGTGTTACCTGATTCCGGCAAAGGCGCGCTCGACAGCGTCAGCGAAGTTCACTCCGGGATCGGCGGAAGGGGTTGCCGATGGCTGGTTTCCTCGTGCGCCCACGCCGGGATTGGCGTTGCGGTAGGCGTCCAGATCGTTCGTGAGCTGTTCGATCTCGTCCAGTGCAGCCTTATACGCCGCGGCTACCTTGGGTAGCGCCCGGCCAGAGAAAGCGTTATAGGACTTGTTGGCAACATCAAGTGATTCCAGATCGGTCTCGACAACCGCGGCCTTGATGGCTGCCAAGTCTACGCCACCGATCGTCTTGAGGAACGGCAGCTTTGCTTCGACACGGCGGAAGACCAGATCGGTTGCTTCCTTGCGAGCAGTAGCACGGGTGGCGGCAGCTTCTTGTTCGGACTCGGCCTTACGGGCTTCCAGCTCGGCAAGCGCCTGCTCCTTGTTGTCGTGAAGCAGTTGACGCTGTTCGAAAATCGCTGGAAGCTTTTCGGCGAGAGCGTAAATCTTGAGTTTGTCGCGCTCGTTGACGCCAGCAAGAAGGATCTCGAAAGCCTCGTCCTGTTCGGTCTGGTCAGTGAGGGCGAGGGCGTCGAGGATCTCGTCGGCGTTGATCTCGTACTTCGCGGCGATAGCGTCGGCGGTGAGGGCGACTTCCTTGAGGGGCTCGGTCACCACAGTGCGGTAAGCTTCGGTCGCCTCCAAGCGGGAAAGCTGAAGCTCAGACTCATAGCTGGCGATCTTCGCCTTGAGTTCCTCGGAGATGTTTCCACTGCCTTCAAGTTCCTTGAGGCGTGCTTCGGCCTGTGCCGCTTTCTGTTCGATGGCAATGCGCGCCTGCTTCTCGGCTTTCAGTTCGGTGCGGAGTTCCTTGAACCGGAGACCAGCGGACTTGGACATGCCGCTGGTGTCAGCGGGCTCATCTTCCTCGACAGGAGTCTCGGTCTCTTCGTCAAGCGGGAGAACGACAGCAGCTTCTTCGGGAGTCTCTTCGACCTCGGATACGGGTTCGGTTTCTGGAACCCCTACCTCGACAACTTCAGGAGTCTCGACTTCGGCTTCGGAGGGTTCGAATGATTGACTCTCGCTACCGAAAGCAGCGGCAAGGGCTTCTTCAAAGGAGCTACCAAAGGCTCCGGATTCGTTTGGATCAGGCATATGTGTTAGTCTTCGGATTCATCCATTCCGATGTGGGACCATTCGTCCGGCAGCGTAGGATTGAAATTCTCTGGGGCGCGCGTTAGCTTTTCCAAATCAAGGTAAAAATCGTTGTAGCCTGCAACAGTTGCCGCACGGAGTGGGATCATGGCGGGGACCTTGAACAGGTCCGCAGAGGTCAGGCGGGAGGAGTTCAGCAGCAGATTGACCGCCGCAGAGAACACTGGGTCTGTTAGGATTTCCCTGAGTCTTTCGATGTTGCCGATGTTTTGGAACCACTGGGCGTGGCTTGGGGCCTTGAGCAATCGGGATGGTGGGGCTTCCGCTTTTTCCGCGGGCTTCTTGCGAGCTGCCATGAGTGGACCTTACCCGAATAGGGCATAAAGATTCAAGGTTAAAGCGCGGGCGGCTGCAACTTTGCGGCTTGCGCTGCGTCCTTGAGGGCGAGAGACTGCTGGAACTTCATCTCCTCGCGGCGCTCCTTGGCCTCTGCCTGCTGCTGGAGCAGCTGCATGCGGAGCTGGAGTTCCTGATTCTTGAGGAGCTGCTGCTGGAGCTTGGGGTCTTCCTGCGGCGCGGCCTGTCCTTCTTGGGCGGGGGCTTCGCGCTGCATCTTCTGCTGCTGGCGGAGGAGGTTGTTGAGGACCATCCCAGCGTTCGCCATGACCTCGCGGGCGCTGGCGGCGAAGGACTGCGCGGCTGGGTCTTCCGAGATAAACTCGGTGTGCGCCCCGCTGTGGTCGGTAATGAGCTGCATGACTGGCAGGACCTGCATCGGGTCCGCCTGCCCGGCGTCAAGGGCAGCCATGAACTGCTGAAGGAGCGGGAGGTGCGCGCGAAGATGGGTCTCGTGCATCTCGGTCGGGAGAACCTCAATCGGCCTGCCCATCTCCATGATGGCGTTCTCCAGATCGGCGGTCTTCGCCTCGCTGTTGGGCCGAGCAACGTCTGCCGGGCTTGCGTAGCGGGCGGCGCTGTCATACCCGACACGGGCGGCAACCCTATCAAATACAAGGTTTTTCCGCCCGGTCTCGTCGAAAAGTGGCATCAGCTGCTCTAGGTCATTTAGAGCAGCCGAGCGCGCAGAGGCATTACCGGAACCGATTGCCTTGACTGCGGTGGTTGATGCGAAGTCGATCGCCTTGACGATCTCGGCGGGAACACCGCGAGCTTCGCAACGATCGAAGAAATCTCTTACGGCGCGATCATCGCGCGGGCCGTTGATCAGGCGCTTGACAACCTCGCGGAGCAGGCGTCTCCAGCTCGAATAGAAAAGGTTCAGGTTGCTGGCGGTCAGGCGGGTGGCGGCTTCAAGCTCGGCTTCCACCTGAAGCTTGGTGCGGTAAGGCGAGCCAGCTGCCGCACCGCGGGTCGTGAAGAAGTCCAAGTTCTGCGACATCTGCTCGGTCACATCGTTGATGACCGGGATGACTGCTTGGCTGATGTTCGGCATTGCCTTCTCGACCAGCTGGATGTTGGGCGAGAGGACCGTGTAAGGTCCGTAGTAGGTGAGGCTGAGTTCGTCCAGAGCGCGCTGGCTGTCCGGCTGGATCATCACCGAAGAGGCGAGCATCGCCCCATCAACCGCTTGGCTGCGCAGGCGATTGCTGACTTGGACGTGGGGGAAAATCTTCTGGCCCAACCCGCGAACGCTGTGGTAGGTGCCGTTGGTTCCGACTCCGTTCGTGAAGAACACAAAGGCTTCTTCAGGGGCGGCGAAACGCTCAACCGCCTTGAACATGAACTCCTTGGGCTGGACTTCGGTGACGATGAAGTGGCTGACAGATCCCTTGAACTCGCGAACGAGGACATGCAGGATCGGGACCGAGGTGGCTTGGATCCCGTTGTAGAGGTCGTTGTTCTTCAGCTGGGATTCGAGGCGTTCCCACTCGCCCATCGCTTGGCCCATGACGCTGCCAGTGGAAGCGGTCAGCATAGCGCGCTTGACTTCGGCGACATTCCATCCGAGCTGCTCGGCCTTCTTCTCGTCGCGGATGAAGCTGTACAGCTCGTGGAGCATGTAGTTGCGGCGGAACACGGCGACCTCGACGCTGCTTTCGGAGGCGAGGGTTTGGCGAGGGATCAGGCAGTCGCCGAATCCGCAGACGCGGAAGCGCCAGTCCTGTGTGTTCTCGAAGTAGGTGATGCCAACACCGTGCATCACGAATTCGTTGACGAGGCGGAGGTAGCTGGTGTGGAACTCAGGCCAGTCGCGCAGGGATCGGGAAAGCTCTTCCGCGATTACTGTTTCGTCGTGCATCTTGTCGGCTTCTTCGCCAACAGTGCTCGTCACGTTGACGAGGGTTTGGACCGCGTTGATCAGGTCCACGTAGCCGGATACGGCGACATCGAGGTAGCGACCTGCTTCACCGAAGTTCAGGTTGGTGCGCTGGCCTTGGCCAGTGGAGCGGAGCAAGGCGGGGTCGTAGGGCGGGGCTCCGTCGAAGACGGCTTGCACACGGGCGCGGTTGACGCTGGAACGCTCGTCGGCTTTCTTGAGGACGGTGAAGATGGCGGCGGCGGAGGCTGCGTCCTTCAGGCGTGATTCGACCGGAGGCTTCCCCTTTTCATCGAGGTTCAGCAGTTCGAGTTCGTTCAGTCCGGTCATCGACATCGGGCGAAGTATCGGGGGATAAGCCGCTTCAATGCAAGACGAATCACGAATCAGGTATCATTTTTCGTGATACCTGATTCCGGGTTCACGGTCGGGCGAGGATCTTGAGTTCGAAATCGTAGTGGTAGCGGGAGTTGTTGTCGCCCCAAGCCACCTCAAGGAGGGAGCCAGTAGGGCGGACTGCGAAGCCGTAAACGATGCCCTTGGTGTGCGGGTTGGTCAGCATGGTGACCTGAGTCCCGAAAGGGAATCGGGATACAAGGTTGTGGAACGTGGTAAGTGATTCGGGGTTCATGGACGTGTCAGAATGGCAACCCGTTCGGGCAATAGATGACTTGGAAAGCTGGTTTGGCTTTGGGCTTCGGAGGCCGCGGCGGCGGGTCACCTTTGTACTCTTTGTACCAGTAGGTACGGGCACTTGCCTCTTCACGGTCTGCGCGGTCAAGGAACGACTGCCGTTGTTCTGGTGTTTTGCAGATAGCTGCGCAGTCACGGAGGTAGGAAGCGTGGTCACGAAGACTTTTCTTTGCTGCCGGTGAGTGGTAACGGGTAACTGATTTGGGATTCATGATGAGTTGCTGGGATGCCATTTGCTGGGCCTAGGATGACCCTGTAGCGCGTTTGTGGGTGCGGGTGAGGATGCAAGTGCCAAAAACGAGGTTATCGAAGGTGTGGAGGCCATGTCGGTTTCGGGGGTGCTCCGCCCGCAGCAAGGCGGGCTTGCTCGGCGTCATAGGCTGGCACATGCTGCGGGAGGAGAAGGTCGCGGGGATCTGTCGAACGCTCGAATTTGACGGGGCATACCGAGATCGGCTCGGGCTCTGGAGCGTAGGCGCTTTCGTAGTTGCCCGCGAGTTCGGCGATCTGGCGCTTGTTGAGGCGGACCTTTCGCCCGAGATTGTCGGTCACGACGATGCTCCAGTCGTTGCTGAACTTCAGCTCCCGTACTTGCGCTATGTGGCGGTAGTTTGAGAAGTACCGCACTACGGAGTCGCCAGAGACGTGGAACCCGTAGCCGAGGAAGTCGTCGTGAGACCTGTAGCCGTCATCCGCAGGAAGGTGAGCACCGATAAGGTCGCACCGCCCGTTGAAGTAGTGAACGATGGCCGTGTTGGTGAGATGGGTGTAGTAGCCCTTCTTCGCGTGCCACACGCGATACCGCCTCTCGTTTGGCATGCTGGCTTCCGTGTACGCCACAGGCTTGAGGTTGCTGCGGCGATAACAGTTCCCCGCTCGGTCGAACAAGTTCTTCGGGAATTCGGGGATCTCAAGGAAGGAAATCTCTGAGGTGCCGAAGCCGAACAGCTTGCCTCGCAAGGTTTGCTGTGACACGACGCGGTTGGCTCCGCTGGCGTGCAGGAGGCGAAACCATTTGTTGTTGGCCGTTTGGCGAATGGGTTCCTCGGGACCGAGCTTGGCTTTTGGCCCGCGTTTTGACTGCTTCACCCGAATGGGGTGCCCCAGCTCTGTGAAGCGATGGGCGGGGAACTCGGCGAGTTCGTAAGTCTGAGCGGAGTGTGATCCTTGGGCGACTGTCGGGTCGGTTACAATTTCGAACATGGCGGGACTTTACCACGAGATCCGCTACCGCGTCAAGAAGAATTTAAAACAGATTGTCTCGAACAGTACACTACTATAAGAGAAGGAAAAAGTTTATATGCACGTGTACGCATGTGCGTAGTCTCTTATTCTTTTAAGGAGACAAGGAGTAGTGTACTGGTCGCGAAAATCGACGCGGTAACCTGTTCGCCTAGGAGAATAAAACAATTCGCCAAAAATAAACCGAGTCGTATAGACTCTAGCTAGTTACTATTAAATTATGGTCGCGGTGTATTGCGGTAGAAAAAACTTAGTTACTTGCAGGACAAAATAAACGGGGCTCTGTCTGTCATACATTTTACTAGTATAGATTGACCTCTCATTTCTATATGAGTACTATTTAAGGTATCACTTTGGGTTCTCTAAACGGGGCAAAAATGATCCCTAAAATAGGCCCTAAGAGGGGAAAAAACGAACCCGGAATCCCGCCTGACGGACCCCGGATTTCGCCCTCACTTTGTAAGCCAAAGCCATCGCCTACCCGCGCCAAGCCGATCTGAAATTTGCTCGACGATTTTCGCCCGGAACTAAGCAAATCTTACCACAAAAATTATCCAGAAATTACAGAGAAAATTTTTTGTGACCTATATACACAACACAACACAACGCCCACGAAAAACTACCTACCCCACCGCCGCCCCATCAGGAACCACGAATCAGGTATCACTTATCACTTACCCTGTATCCTGATTCCTTATTAGTGATTCCTGATAAGACCCCCGTCCCTCCCCCCTATGTGAAGGGCGACGATGCCTTTCTTCCAACAAACCAACAAAAGAAAAATGAAAACTGAAATCGTAATCGACAAGGCAATCCTTGCCAACCTCTGCAGCGTAATGAATGCATCCATGGATGCGTTCGTCCGCTTGGAAAACAAATGGATTGTCACGCTTGGCAAAGTGTGGAATGCCTTCCTATCGTCGAAAGACGGCGGGGTAAACCACTGGACTTACTTCGACGAAGGGGGATTCGCGACGAAAGGGGCAGCGCGGGAATTCCGCGCATACGTAAAACTTGCAGCGGAGAAGGGGGGATGGAATCCCGTCTATGTCGCAAGTTTCTTGCCTAGCGTGGATGAATTATTCGTCATGCGCAAGCGGGAGGCTGGAGAGAAGCGCACCGTTAAGGTAAAGTTCTCTGATGCGCAGATTGCCGCTGTCAAAAAGATGGCAAAGGCCTGCGACCTATCGAAGGAAGACATCAAAAAGCTGATTGTTGCAATGCGCGCCAAGTGATTGAAAGACGGGAGGTGTGACACTTTGTCGCACCTCCCTCTTTCGTTGTCCTACCCTTATTAGAAAAATCTAATAAGATGAATCACGAATCACGAATCACGAATCACTTACCCTGATTCGTGGTTCCCTTTTCCCATTACTAGAAATACCTAATAAGCCTCGCCTTATTCACGAATCACGAATCATGAAAACATCACACATCGCTGACCCTATCCTCGCCGCCGAACTCGAAGCAGACTTCCCGGACGTGGACTATCTCGCCAAGGAAACCCTTGCTGCTTGCGAGGAAGACTTCGCCAACCCGGATCTTCCGTTTGAAGTCGTCGCCTTCCGCGAAAGCTGTTGCGACACTATCCGACACAACCTCGGCGACGGGGAAGACGGGGATTCCATCGCCCTCGCCGCAATCCGCCGTTTCTGGGATGTCTAATCTCAACCATCCCTTATTAGGTTTTCCTGATAAGGGATTCTCCTATTCCACCATGAAATCAAAACCATCGCCAGTCAAAGGCCAGAAGCTCTACCGTTTCTGGGGCAAGCTCGAAACCGGAACCTTTATCGAGGAGTCAATCGCCGAGGGCGCAAGCGCCCCGACGTGGCTTGTTCGAAACGACACCCGACGAATCCGCTGCGCTGTGGGCTCGTGGTTCCTGACAGAGAAGGAGGCTCTTCAAGATGAACTCGACGCTGTCAAGAGCAGCACCAAGTTTCAGCGGGAATCCATCGCCATCGCCAAGCAGCAGATCGCGGAGAACCGTGAGAACGCCAAGCAACTCCGTGCCCGTATCGCCAAACTCTAACCTTTATTAGATTTATCTAGTATGAACCACCCGAAAGCAATCGACCCAAGGGACAGGCATACCGCACCTGATCCCAAGGCAGCCCGCCGGGAGATGAACCGGATCGCCCGCGCCAAGCGCGAGACTCCGGAAGAGTATGCCGCCCGCGTGATCCGCGATCTCGAGATAAAGGAGGAATACTCCGAAGACTACGAAGAACTGTGACTCTTACTAGGTTTTTCTAAAAACAGAAGCTATCGCCCATAGCAGCAGAAAGCGGGGCACCCAATCAAACCATATGAAAACATACACGTCTAAAAAATTGAAGCAGATCCTCGCCGACCACGCTGCCTATCTCCGTGAACCGGCACAAGGCAAACGAGCCAACCTCTCCAGAGCCAACCTCTACGGAGCCGGCCTCTCCAGAGCCAACCTCTCCAGAGCCAACCTCTACGGAGCCGGCCTCTCCAGAGCCAACCTCTACGGGGCCGACCTCTCCAGAGCCGGCCTCTCCAGAGCCAACCTCTCCGGAGCCGACCTCTCCAGAGCCGACCTCTCCGGAGCCAACCTCTCCGGAGCCAACCTCTCCGGAGCCGACCTCTCCGGAGCCGACCTCTCCAGAGCCGACCTCTCCGGAGCCAACCTCTCCGGAGCCAAGCTTCCGGTATTCCAGATCCCCCAAGGGGAAACACTTACCGTGTTCAAGAAACTTTCAAGTGGGGTCATAGCCAAGCTGCTGGTTCCTGCCGAGGCGCGCCGCACGGCTACTCCGATCGGGCGCAAGTGTCGGGCGGAGTGGGTAGAAGTGCTCGAAGGAACTGGTGTCTCCGGTCACGACAACACGACAGCTTACTCGCCCGGCACGATTGTCAGACCAGACAAGTATGACGATGACATCCGTGTGGAATGTACAAGCGGGATTCATTTCTTCCTGACTCGTGAGGAAGCCGAAGCCTACTGATTCTCCCTGAACCAAACTGAAATAAACCAATGAGCACCAACCGATTCATCCGCACGCTTCTCGCAGGCGGAACCCTCGCCATCCCGGAAGCGGACCCGCTTCATATTCTCCGGGATCCTCGCCTATCCCGCTACACGCTGAAGACTCGTGGCAACGGTGGGATTGTGTATGTTTTCGTCATCCCTAACAACTGATCTCACCATGAACCAAACCACTGCCGCAGTTGACGCTGCACTCCGTTACCTTGCGTCACGCAAGGCGCTCCAAAAACTCGCCACTCCCTGCCCGGTGATCGGGCGGGATGTGGTTCTCTACAAACCAACCAAGTAACCCCTTATTAGATTTATCTATTATTATGAAACAACACTACGAAAAAGTCATGCGGGATATCGAATCCCGCCTCGCCGTCACCAAGGAAGCCCTCGACCTGCTCGACAAGGAGCATGAGCAGCTCGCCGCTAAGCGTGTCCACTTGCAATCCGACAGAGGCATCATGGAAAGCGTGCTCTACGATCTGGAGCACATCTGCTACAACGCCGGATACCTGCGCGCACCAACCCCTGAACCAGAGTGGGAGTTCTTTCAAGAGGGTACCGATTACTTCTGGGCGTACCCCAAGGACGGCGTCGAAGGGTTGTTTTACGTCAGAGGCAACCCGTCGTGGGTTGACTCTGCGCAGACCAAAGACGAGACTATCCGCTATTCGGATTCGGCCCAGCGAATCACGAATCTCCCACCCGGAATCCCGATGCCATGAGCTACGCAATCGAAACCGCAATCCTCTTCTCCATCGGAACCCCTGCCGCGTTCATCGCCGGGGGTTTCCCGATTCGTCAGGCGTTCATCGCCGGGCTGCTCGCCCTCGTGATGCTTGCCTTGTTCTATCTAGCATCCTTCATCGGGTGCTGCCTGTAATTAGAAATACCTAGTAAGACAATGTGCAAACACTGCAAACCAAAAGAAGCCACGCCTGCGGCAGAAGCAGGCACCCCCGAGTACGCCGTCTATGCGGCACTCAAGAACATTGTGGATCGTCGGCTCCTGTCCCCATTGGATGACGCCAACGATGAAGCCATGGAAGCACTTGCCGCTTACGAGGAATCCCGAACCCGGAATCCGGAATCTCCGACACCGGAGTTCAGGTATTTCACCCCCAAGATGGGGCGTGACTTCTTCTGGAAGTTTCGAACAATAGATGGGAAGGCATGGTGCCGCCCAGATATGGAGCCTTATTGGAGCGACTCGGTGTGCAAATTGAGAGACATGGACAACGACGAGACCATCGAAATCCCTAACCCCGATCAGGAACCATGAATCTGGAATACGGAAAGCGATACATTCGCAGGGATGGCGAGGTGACTGGGCCACTGGTAGTGGGTGGCTCCCACCGTGTGCCATTCGTAGACTCACTAACGGAACACGCGTATCCAGCAAACGGACGGTGGTTCATCTCATGCGATGAATCACGCCTCGACCTAGTGTCAGAATACAATAGCCCCTCCGGAGGCTCGCTATCCGGAAAACCTAATAAGATGAAAACCAACATTGAACTATCCTTGGTCGTTCTCGACCAGTCCGCCCCTGCCTCGCCAATCCTCGGTCGCGTCTACCGCAACCGCCAAGGCGAGACAATTACCATCACCGCCAGCTCCACCTATGGAGGGTTGACCACCTTCCTCGGCAGCAATGGCTGCTGGTATAACAGCGACGGAACCCAGTGCGGCGCGCCTGTTGAGTCACGCCACACCCTCATTGAACTCTAACTCCTACGACAATGACAAGACGACAATGGTTTGAAACTTTGCCCGCCCCCTATGCCGAGCGGGCTATCAGGAACGCCGAAAGATACGGCGCGCCACTTGAGGCACCACAGGACAACCTGAGTGGGGCCATAGCCGGGTCCTTTGATTGGTCGGATACCCCGGAAGGGAATATCTTCTGGAGAGACGTACATCGCGGAGAACTCCCACCCATCCCCGACGTAACGGAACCTGCGACAGCAGCTTCCGGGCTTCAGGTCCGCGTGGGTTACAGATACCGGACTCGGGATGGCATGACTACTGGCTACGTCGAACCATCCGGCTGCATAGGCCAACCGTTCCTGTACAGAGTCCCTGTCGATACCTACCACCTCGTTCGTTTCGTCAGCCCGAACGGAAACTGGATGGGCGATGGGTCACCAAGCGATTACGACCTAGTCGAAGAGATCCCCCCTACCAAGAAGATGAAGTATCGCATCACTGAGGTGCGCCACTTCTTCCTCGAAGCAGAGGATGAGATCGAGGCAGACCGGATGTTCCGGGTTGCCAGCAACCCGGAGCGCAAGTTCCGGATGCACACAGAGGATCGCACGATCCATGATGACGCCTGACTTGTGGCAGAAACAGGAACTGACAACACTAAAAGAAAAAACTAATAAGATGAACGTTATTACATACACCACAACCGGAAAGCTTGTCGCCGTTGGTGACACAGTGGAGTTCGACTACCTCACGAAAAGAGAAGCCTACCCCGGCGACGTGATCGACGACAAGGTCTGCCTAGGCGGAACATGGATTCCGGTATCCGGAACCGTGATTGCCCATAACGGAATCCGGATTCCGTTGTCTGAAGCTGTTGAAATTACAATCGAAGGAGAAACCAAATACGCCATGAGCACAGAAACAATCGAGATTGATGGAGAGTTGTACCTGAAGCGGGATTGCTTCCGCCTTGTTGATCACTACCGTGATCGCCGCAGCGGCGGTGATTGGGTAGCGGAGGAACCGGAATACGGCTACGTCTACATGGAAGACTTCGACTGCTGGGCAAACGACGAATTGGTTCACGACTGCTACGGCAATAGCTGTGCCTACTGGGACGAAGACGGCGAGTGGTGGCACGGCTGCTGGTACTCGTACGACTGGCTCAACGAGGAGACCTTCATCTGCGACTGCTGTGGTGACCGCTACAGCAATGAGGAATACGCTGAGGACGGCAACTGCAATAACTGTCACGAACCAGAGACCGGGTTGCGTTCTTACAACGACAAGACCAGTACGACCTTCCGCCCGGAGAAGGACATCCCCCTGAAGTTCGGCATCGAGCTGGAGGTGGAGTGCTACGACGCAGACGAAGGAGTCGAACTCTGCGAGTCCATCTTCCCGGACCAGTATGTGGTCTACAAGGAAGACGGTTCACTGGAAGAAGGGGGCTTCGAGATCGTGACCCGGCCCGACGCACCCGAGGTTCACAAGCGTATCTTCGCCAAGTTCCTAGGCGACAACCGTGTCCGGCACAATTTGACCAGCTGGAACGGCGGTCGCTGCGGGGTCCATATCCATGTCAGCCGCGCGCCGCTCAGTCCTCTGTGGATCGGTCGCATCCTTGTCATGATCAACTCGCCTTCCATGAAGTCGATTGTCGGCAAGGTGTCAGGTCGGTACAACACGACCTATGCCGAGATCAAGAACAAGAAGCTGATCCACGGCAAGAAGGGCAAGGACGAGCGCAAGTACGACGCAGTCAACAACTCGCCCCGCCACACGATCGAGTTCCGTCTGTTCCGTGGCACGCTGGTGAAGGAGTCCTTCCTGCGCTACATCGAGTTCGTCGAGTCGGTGCTGGCCTTCACCAGTCCCGCCACCACCAGCAACCGCGACGTGGCGGAGCCGAAAAAGTATCTTGACTTTGTGTCCTCGCGGCGCAAGGATTACAAGAACTTGTATGAGTTCCTCAAGGTCAAGTGCTTCTACGAAGCCTGATCCCTTACTAGAAATAACTGATAAGACGCTGCGGGTGCAGCAGAAAACACCCACCAACATCTGAACTAAAACAAACTACTACTACTACTATGTGTCTTGCACTCTACAAACCTGCCGGTATCGCCCCTGATTGGAACGCCCTCGAAACGGGAATGATGTACAACTCAGACGGAGCTGGCTTCGCTGTCGCCGTCGACGGTCAACTCATTGTCGAGAAGGGCTTCTTCAAGTTCGAGCATTTCAAGAAAGCGCTCGAACCATTCGGCGAACACGCAGCGATCATCCACTTCCGCATCTCCACCCACGGCAAGGTCAATCAGGCCAACTGCCATCCGTTTGACATGCGCACCTTCGGTGACTCGGGCGGCACCCCGCTTGCTGTCATCCACAACGGCATGTTCTTCGAGGCGTCCAACGACAACCCGGCGTTCAGCGATACGTGGCACATCTGCCGTGACATCCTCCACCCGATGTGGCTCAATGACGAGGGCTACTTCAAGCGCCCCGAGTTCATTCAGATGGGCGACATGATGGTCGGTCGTTCCAACAAGCTGGTGTTCCTCAATGCCAATGGCGACTTCGCCATCTGGGGCGAGGGCAACGGTCACTGGAACGGTGGCGCGTGGTGGTCCAACCGCAGCTACGAGGACTGGTCTGTCGCCGATCCGCGTGGTGCTTATGGCTCGCGCAAGAAGCAGTCTTGGACAAGCGTCAAGAATCCAGATGGCTCTTGGAGCTACAAGGCTATCAAGGACGAGGCTGAGTCTCCACTTGTAACCGAGGACCGAAAGGTTATCGGGTATGCCCCAGCATCCAAGACCCTGTCCGAGCAGGACATCGACCTCATGGAAGAGGACGAGTGGAGAGACTACCTGTCTGCGAGGACACTCAAGGAATCCGAAGGTGGTTGGGGCGTGGACGACGAACCGGAAGAAGAGGATATCTACAACTTGATCCTTGCTGAGATCGGCGAGGAGAACGAGTGGATTATCGAAGAGCTGTCCGAGTGTGGCTACACGATCAGTGATCTGGAGATGATGGCTTCCCGCAAGGACGGAGTCGGAGCATTGAAGGACGAGCTGGAAAGCATCTACGGAATCGCAATCCCGAACAAGGAAACCCTGAAGCGTATCTCGCACGTATGAAAACAATCCTAACCGCATGGCTGGTCATCTGTGTCCTGCTGGTCCTCGTCACCGGGGACCTGCGGGCGCTGCTCCCAGCGGGTGTATCACTCGCCATTATCCTGATAACCAAAGCATGATCTATCACATCATCCCAATCAACGACATCAAACCACACACTCCATCACCTGACTGTTTCTGCCAACCAGTTCAATCAGCAACGGAACCCTTCGTCTCCTTCGACCACAATGCGGCGGATGGGCGAGAGGCTACCGAGCGACGAACCGGGAAAGCAGTGAAGGGAAAAGGTTGGACCATTACAAAACAGACACCATGAACCTGAAAGGTATACCAACTCCTGTAACCAATCGCAATAAAGGGCGCATCAACCTTCACTACGTATTAATCAAGGACCCCAAGGACGGGACTTTTGTTGGGGCCGACGTATGTGCTGACCTAGAACGACGCGCCGCAGTATGGCGATCTATGGCAGCGCGTGGGTACGCTATCGCCATGGGGGACGCTGACCCGCCTGACATTGATGACTACATCACCGACTACAACGAGCTGACACTACAACTTGACACACCATGAAATACGAAACGCTAGACGCGATTGTCGTCACCACTCCAGACAAGCGGGAATCCCTGCGCCTCTCACTCACCGAATCCGTTGCCGGGCATCGGGCGCTGGTGTGGTCTTTCCCATTCGGGAAGACCACCTCGTTCGAAGCGGCACATGATCCGGAGAAAGCATCAGCTGTCAACTACGCCATGGCTTCCATGCTCGGGGATGACGGGTCCATGCTTGAGGATCTCGATACGTTCACCAACCACCACTGCAACTGATATGCCAGAAGAACCTACAATATCTCTACTCAGAGCGAGTGCGGTGTACGATAGGCTGATAGCGGATTCTTGCAATGCCATACTTACTGGCATTGGTAGTTCGTTTGCTAGCACATTGGAGCCACGGCAGCAAGAAATCCTCGACCCCGCACCTGTAATCAACTACGACGTATGGGAAGAGTTTGAATGCAATGACAATGCATACTTTTATGCAGCCCATGTCCCTGTGGTATCTGACAGGTGCCTTGTGGTATCTGATGATGGCCCTATGGTATCTGACGAGTACCTTGTGGTATCTGATGATGGCCCTACGGTCTATGATCCAAGTTTCAATGCAGTAAGAGCCGACACAACAACACCAGCAACCGCAATGCTAACTATGAAATACATATACGAATACGAAGGCCGACCAGTCATCATTGGTGACCGGATCGGGGAATACACAATCGCGGATTTCAGCGGAGACCTAGTTCGTGTAGAAGAAGTCTTGCCGGAATCTGTTCGTTACGAAAAGTACACAAACTGGGCGTGGGCGCGCCTTCTAGGCGTCATACCAAACCCTATCCCGGAATCCGGAATCTTTAATCGCATTACAGGTGAGAGGATTTCCTGCGAAGCTGGGACTGTACTGCCTGACGGAAGTACCATCCAGTGGTTTGACGAGAGTAGCAAAAACATCTACTGCGGAATCATGAATCATTCCGGACTCGTAAGTAGCACGTTCACTGCTGACTCTCTGACCAAGATGGGCTTGGAGATCCGCCACAACATGACTGCGGATATTATCAAGCAGGTACCACGATTCCTGCGCAAGGGAGTTACCTGTATCAAGGTGGGTAGATCGTTCGTGCCAGCCGAGCAGGCAGTCTGGAGTCGCGGAGAGAAGAAATACATTCGCCTCGACAACGCAGTGCAGATCGACCTGACTTGGATGTCCAAGGATAACCCGAAGCTGGTCCAGTTTCTGGATGGGAGTTACGGGATGCCGGGTTCCGGGTACGCGATTACCGGAGGTCCGAACGCCGGGCAATTCGTTCGTAACCGGGCAGAGCGTGCGCAATGCGGCGATAGGTGGTACCCAGTCGTAGAACTGATTCCGGTTTACTACCGGGATGTTGAGCCTTGGGATTACCGCTTGACTGAGCCTGTCAATGACGACGGCTTTGAAAAGGTCAATGGTGAGTGGTGCTTGGCTGGTTACTCGGTAACCCTAGCAGACGGGTCCGTGTGCGCTCGCCACCGCGCGTACCGGGTGCTCACTGGTTTTCGACCAGAGCCGCTAAGCGGTTGCACGGAAGAGTGGATTCTTCGCGAGACACTTGAAGACGTGGCGCGGTACTGCCCGGAGTGTGGGGCTTGGTCATTGCTCTCCTTTATGGCGGGTAGCGAGTGCAGGAGCTGCGCCGCCCGTAGTCGCACCCGCATCCGCAACTACTCGAACAACTACGCCAATAGTCTGATTCCTGAAGAGGACATCCCGATCAAGTTCGGCATCGAACTCGAAGTGGGGACCGACAAGGGAACCGGCATTGAACAGTGTGCGACCACCATGGCGGACGCACTCAGCGATCGTGAGGACTTTGCGAATTACGGAGTCTTCAAGATGGACGGGTCGATTCAGTGTGGCGGATTCGAGGTGGTGACAAGACCGGACTCGCCTGCCGTCCACAAGCGGATCTGGTCCAAGGCTCTCGCCGTGCCGAAAGTCCGCGAGCAGATGTCCAGCTGGAGCAACCGTTACTGCGGCATGCACATCCACGTCAGCCGCGCACCGCTAAGTACTCTGTGGATCGGGCGTATCTTGGTGACGATCAACTCCCCGGACATGTCCTCCTTGGTGACGGCAGTCGCCGGGCGCGGGTCAATGAATTACGCGCAGCGTGAAGACAAGCGCCTAACCAGTGGCAAGAGCCGCTACGGCGACAGGTACGAAGCGGTCAACACTACTGGGCAACATACCATCGAGTTCCGGATCTTCCGTGGCACGTTGGACCCCAAGGGGTTTGTCCGCAACGTGGAGTTCGTTGAAGCGGTGCTCGACTTCACCCGCCCTGCGAGCACCAGCCTGCGGGACATCGGCAAGGTCGAGAGCTTCGTGGAGTTCATCAAGAAGTCCCGCAAGGCTTACCCAGTCTTGTTCGACTTCCTGACCACCAAGGGATTCATCGACGACCCTAAAGTGGAATACAGGGCGGGCAAGAAATCAGTGCGTGTCCAGCGACATATGGATGAGCCTACCCCGTTCTAAGCATGATCGAGTTCCTGCTTACCTGCTCCAGACTTGGGGCGACACGCTGCTCCACCTTCGCCGTGCTGGTCGCGGCGGGGGTGGATGGGGTCAACTCGAAAGAGCTGGCCGAAGTGCTCAAGGTCCCTGTCCGCTTTGCCAAGTCGGCACTGAGGCGGGCAGAGACCGAGGGCTTGCTTAACAAAACAAACTGGCTCCGCAACGGTTTCGTGGTTTACCGCTTGACCGGACTCGGAGGATCCAGAGTGACAGAATTGAAGAAAGCATTTACACCATGAACAAACAACTGCTATACCGACTGGCAGGGGGCTCGCTCCCCTGCCCTGCTGAAGTAAGGGCTGCCTCCCACCGACTGGTGGTTGGCGGTTCCGACAGCGACGACATCAAGATCGTCTCCGACTACATCAAAACACTAGACACACAAGACACATGAAACACGCACAAGAACTGAAGACCCTACTCGATTCCGGAATCACGATTCAGGAAGTCGCATCCCGGTTGGGGATCAAGGTAAGCTACGCTAACATGATCCGAAGCAGGATGAAGATCGAAGCCCCTGCCTGCTCCGAAACCAGCAAGGCCCGCCGCATCATGGACATCGCCAAGTTGATGGGCGAGGGCAAGTCGGACTGGGAAATCGCGAACGCCTTGGACATCTCCGCCCAGAGGTTGGCCTACCTCCAGCTGGGCGGTGGGTTGCGTGAACCACGCAAGCGTGGACGAAAGCCCAACAGCGCACAGCGCCCGGAGCAGATCAAGAAACTGCTGGGCGAGGGCAAGTCGGCACCTGAAGTAGCCAAGGAACTCGGCATCAAACCGAACACCATCTATCAGGTGTGCAGCCGCAACAAGATTCCGATCCCCAAGTCCTCGTCAGCGAGGAAGAAAGCCCTCGATGCGGAGATCATCCGCCTGCGGGAACTTGGAATCAATGACGCGGGAGTGGCGCACATCACTGGCCTCAACCCGGATCTGCTCTACACCTACCAGCCGAAGGGCAGAGGCCGACCCAAGAACAGCAACGATGAACTGGTGATCGAGGCGCTACGTCGAGGCGATAGCGTGGACGAGATCAGTCTTTCGTTGAACCTGATGCCGGGAACGGTGATCAATTATGGGCGAAGACACGGGTTCTCGTTCAAGAAGAGTTATGTCCTTAAAGAAGGAGGTGTGGCATGAACCCGGAATCACTTACCCCGCACTAGACGAATAACCACACATCAAAAGCGGCACCTGCTTCACGGCGGGTGCCGCTTTTTTGCGTTCACGGCTTCAGCACTTGAACTGCCGGGTACTTGAGCGACTCCGCTACGATCAGTTTCAGGCGACCTGCGCCATTGCCATCCGCCTTCTGGCCTGCGTCGTAGTAATCCTTGAGGTCATCGCGGGATGGAGTCCAGCGGTCAGTGACGTTATTCAGCGCCTTATTCAGTCGGTCCTTGGAGAATCCGGCCTCATTACTTGTGCTGAACAGCTGACCTCGGGTCATGCCCATATTCTCGTATGACCGCATCATTTCAGCAGCACGCCCGAATGCAGCGACTCGCGCGCGGTTGGCTTTCTGAACTGCTTCGGTAATCTGGTCTCCATCAAGCGGAGATCGGGATTTCAGGATTCCAGTTGCTCGGCGGGACTGCGAGTAGGTCAAGGCTGCACTGCGGATCGCCCGATTGTGGTAGGTGCTGACATCTTCAACGCGGGGGCGAACTCCGAGCAGTTCTCCAGCGAAGATCTCAAGGCGATTGCTGGCCTTGTCGTCCTCGGTTACTGGCTTCTTAGAACCCTTCTCGCCCGACATCAAGTTCTCCACGAAGCTAGCTACGGGTGGTTTGTACCCTTGGCTTAGCGCATATGTAGTGCGGGTAATCAGCGCCTCAAGGAAAGGAGTGTCTCCCGTGGTGATCGGATTGCCCTTCTCGTCCTTGTTGTTGAGTGATTCCATCGCCGCTCCAATCGCGATTTGGTCGCCAATCAGCTGGCCAGTCACCCATTTCGCGGCTACCGCGGGTATCTCCGCTTCCTTACCAGTGCGAATCAGTTCATATGACCGCATGATCAGGTCAGTGTAGATCGCAGTCGGGTTGATGAAGGTCATGTCCAGCGAGCGGATCTTGTCACCTACCTGCGTGAAGTAAACCGTGTTGCCCTTCTGCCAGTCGGCGAGGCCCTCGCGCAGGGCTTGGTCGCGGCGAAGCTCGTCGCCGTTGCGCGGCAGGAAGTAGTTCAAGATGCTGTCCGCTGTTACGTCCTCGTCGTCTCCGAAAGCGGCGGCGAAAGCGAGGCTGACTACGCCTGCCACAGTAAGCGGCATCAGCGTGAGCGTGGTCAGGAAACCAGCAAGGCGCTGGTTTCCTCGCTTGCGGATGACCTCGTTATCGCTGGCGCGTTCCTCGCTGGAGAGCTTAACTGTCTCGATCATGACGCGGGCGACTTCCGCCTTGAAGCGTGCGAACGGCGCGATCAGGGAACCGAGGCCGGACTTGGTGAAGCTGGTGACTACCGGGAAAACCTGCGAGTGAGTCTGCGTGGTGCGCAGGACTTTGGCCGCGGCTTCCTTCTTGAGGCGGGCTTCCGTCCAAGTCTCATCACCTTTGTAGGCTTCACGCAGGACTGCAAGTTCGTTCTCGAACATACCGATGCGGAGGTTGGACGAGATCGTGTTGTTCAAGTTCGCACCGAAGGCGAGGGTCTTGGGCACGACCCCAACGGCTTTCTTCCAGTAGGCTTCGCCCTGTGCGGCGAGCGCGCTGCGCTCCACCTTGTTGAGTGCGGCTTCCGCGTCCGTGGCGAGGCCAGCAATCTGATCGCGCAGCGCCTGCGTGCTGGACTCGTCACCGAGTACGCCGAGTTCGATAAGCTCGCGGATGTACGCCTCGTGCTCCCCCGGAGTCTTGGCGAAAGACGATCCCTTCGACTGGAACCACCGCTTAAAGTTGAGTGGGTTTAGCAGTACACCTTGGAGCGGAGCAAAGAATGCAAAATCGGACACGGCATTTCTGGTGTAGAATCCGACCGACAGCAGTGTCTTTGCCGCCATCGCGCCTCCCGCAGCTGCCCGCAGGACCTTGATACCGTTACGCACCGCCTGATCGGCAGTGTCTTCCAGCTCGGGGGAGCTTTTTGAGAAGATCGTATCGAAGGCTTTCTTGAACTCTGGTGGGCCATAAGCTCCATCGAGCGGTGCGTCGTACGCTGGGTTCGCCCCGGAGAGTTTGACGTAGCCCTTCTGGTTGGCGACGACCGGGTCCTTGGTGATCCATCCGCCGTCAAGCCCAGCCTCAAGCGTGCTTGTCAGCAGGTCCTGATTGGCGGCGAGCTTGGAGACGCTGATCAGCGAACGAGTTGCCGCTTCAATAGGGTCGGTGATTTCTCCGAGAGCGGCGCGTAGCCAAGCCGGGAGTTCGCTCTTCTCCATGAAGCGACCAAGCTCCTGACGCAGCTCATTGGCGCGAGCAGAGCGGACTACTGGTTCCGTAGCTCCTTCCTCGAACAACGCCTTCTCGACATCCACTGCGAGAATTTGCCCAGTGGCGAGACTCGCCGCGTTTTTGTCCATGCTGGCGACGAACTCGTCGAACATGACTTGAGCCCGAGCAGGCGTGTCACGCAGGACCGCAGCCTTGATCTCTGCTGGCGAGAACTCCGGATGCTCCTTCTTGATTTCAGCTTCCAGTGTCTTGCTGGCCTTGTTGGTGTAGTGCCTGAGTGCGTCGTCGCGGATCTTCTGGAAGTCGATCATGGAGTTGCCGACCTGCGCGATACCAGCGGACTTCAGCAGCTTGGTCCAGCCAGTCTGCGTAAAGGCATAGTAGGAGCGTGTCAGGTAGATCCCCATGTTGGCGTCGATCACGGCGCGGATATCATCCGGCGTGAACGGGTTGGTGGCGATCTTTCCGGAAGCCTTGTCGATTGCGGCGCGTGCGTCCTCGATTACCTTGACTACCTTCGGTGGCAGCTTGGCTTTCGCTTCGGCGGCTGCGGCGCGGGCCTTGTCGGCGATCAGCTGATATTCCTTGACCACGCGACTCTTATGGCGTGCAACCGAATCAGCGATCCCCTTATCATGAATCAGCTTGTCCGATTCAGTCTTTGCGGAATCCTCGAATGTCTTCTCAATGTTCGCGATCTCGCCGTCCAGCACCGCTTCGATCTGGGCCATGCGCGCCTTGGAGATCACCAGTCCGGTGTCGCCCATCGCGTTGCGGACCAGTGTCAGGTTCTCATCGTTGATGACTCCGGACTTGATGAACGCCTGCATCTGGTTGTTGAACTGTTCGGCGATGCGGGCTACCAGACGCAGCTGGCTGTCACGACTTCCAACCAGCGCCTTGACGGAGCTTGGCAGGTCGCCCTTGAACAGGCGGCTGAACTTGCCACCCACGTCGTAGGAGTTGTCGCCGTAGTTCTTCACAGGCAGGCTGAAGCGTCCGGTGACATCGTCACGGCGAAGCACGTTGAGCTGCTCCTCGAAACCAGTCGGCTCGGCAGGCGACACCAACTGGTCATAGACGCGGGTGGCACGCTGCACTGAAGCGGCGATCTGGCTGTCTTCGATACCGCGGATGCGGGTAGTCAGCTTGGCAATGAACGCTTCGAGCGCACGCAGCATGCGGGAAAGTATGCCGGGGTTGCGGCGATAGAACGAGTAGTCGCTTTCGCTGATGAAACCGCTGCGGGCCTTCTCGATTTCCATGCGGACGAACTCGTCAGCGAGTTCGCGGATGCCGAGCTTTCCGGAGGCGCGGTCTTCCCGGATCCTTTCGAACCGGGCAGCTGCGTCCGGGATACTCGCCGAGTAGTAGCGATCCGCTACCTCCCACAGCTTGGCAGCTGGGAGGGTGGTGGCGATGTAGTCGATGTCCGCATCGCTCAGGGTGCTGAACGCGGCGAGGTGGGCGATCTCGTGGTTGACGGCAGCACGGACAAAGCGGCGGGCGTTGAAGTCATCCAGTCCAGCAATCGCGTTGGCGAGCAGCTGTGGATTCACGAACACGGTATCAGGAGAGCTGGGTCGGGCGACCATCATTCCTCTCGCTGATTCGTCATACTGAATCGTGATTCCGGATGGGGATTCTTGGGTGAGCAGCTTGGACATCTCGTCCTGCTCGACCGTGGTGGCTGTGATTTCTGGAAGCTCCCTGCTTGTCTGCTGATCCCGGGACATCGCCACATCTTCGCTGATGCGTGTGCCATAGGGGCGCATGTTCGCCATGCCAACCAGCTTGGTCAGATCGTTCAGCGCCTTGGAGAGCTGGTCGGTCGGGCTGCCGGTCAGGAAGCGGGTGAGGAAGTCGAGGAAGCGGCGGAAGAATCCACGCTCCGGAGCGGTTTCGTAGATCGCCTTCTGGAAGTCCGGGGAAGTGAAAGCGTAGCTGACAAATTCCTCAAGTGATGCGAGACCTGCGAGCACCTGCTGCGAGTTGCCGTTGTAGGCGGACTTGATCCGCCCACGCAAGGCGTCGAGTTTCGCCACCAGCGCACGGGCACCGGCGGAGTCCGGGCTCTTGATCACCGAGACGGTGACCGCGTGGAGCATCTCGTGAACCAGAACGTCCGCCAGCCCGCGACCGTTGGAAGCGGCGAGGTTGAGGAAGATCGTATTGGATTCAGGAGAGTACTTGCCTGCCCACCCGGTATTGGGGAGGTTGACGATCTCGATGTTCGCCTTGGCTAGAATATCGCGCTTGGCCTTGAGGAGCGAAGCAACTTCCTTGAGGCGAAGCGGAACCTTGTCGAGGGCTTCGATGGCGGACAGGATGCTACCGCCCCGGAGGCCGAGGTCTTCCGCGTCCAGCAGGTTGTTGCGGAGGTTGGTTGCCGGATCGCTTGGAACCGCAGCAGATTCAAAGACTGCCTTGATGTCCTCGCCCACCTTGAAGTTGCGCTTCTTGGAGGCCAGCAAGGTCTGAAGCGTGTCACCGAAACGACGGAACTGTGCCTGCTTCTCCTGCGTGTAGCGGTTGTCGATCTCGCCAGCGCGGGCCGCGGCAAGCATGGTGCGGAGAACCGGGCGGGTGTATGTTGCGCCAGAGGGCAGCGAAATGACGGAGCTGTCGCTGTCCTTAGCTTTGATGTCTCCGGACTCTACAAGGCTACGAAGTTCTGCTGCCTTCTTCTTGTACTTCCTGCGGGTAGAAGCAGAGTAATCCGGATTAAGTGCGCGCTCGTTAAGCTCCGCGATGATGCTTCGTGCGTCTTCTAGGCTGACGAACTGACTGGGAAAAACTTCATAGCGCCCCGCTTTGGATTCTACAGATACTCCTTGCGGCTCTTCTGGAGTGAAGAACCTTTCAGGAACTGGGCGTGAGACTACGGTGCGACTTGGCCCCGGTTCGGATGGGAAGAGGTACTTCTGCATCTCCACCATCTCGGGCGAGAGAGTCTTGGACTTAGCTGCGCGATCCGCTTCACGCTTGGAAGCAAGGTCCTGCTTCAGTCCGATCTGCGCAGCTTGTTCGCGAACAAAGGCTTCGAAGTCGGCGATTGGCTTGAGCGTGGCTTCCACGACGCGGCGCATTTCCAGACCCTTGTTGGAGAGCAGGAACTGCTTGGCGCGCTGGGCTGCGGCGCGCATGTCTGCGGACAACTCGTTGCGGAATACGTCAATGAGCGCTTCTGTTGGCAGTGACTCTGCTTTGGTTACACCAAACGTAGTAGCGGCACGCTCGAATGCTTTGCGAACCTGTGGATTGGAGTCGATGTTGCTAGTTACCGCAGTGATTACTTCATCTAGCGAGGTTGGCTTTTCAGACTCTTCAATCACGTCATAGATAGTGGCCACTGCTTCTACAGCAGCGTTGTCTACACCCATGTAGAGGGGCCTCGCAATAGCTGCGTACATACTCGCCGCAAGTTCATCAGCGTCTACCTGTGAAAGGATAGCTGGAGTATCCGCGGCTTCAACACGAGCAGTCGGATCAATGAAGCTGCCTTGCTCCTTGATACGGTTGAAGTACTTCTTCTCGACTTGGGCGATAGTAGTCTTCAGCGAATTCGGGCGGCGGATCGTGGTACCATCCGCCAGCTTCTTGAAGAAGCGGGTGTTTACCCCTTCGTCTGTGCCGTTGAGTTCTGACACAAGACGATCGGCGTAGACCTTCATCGCCTGATCGGCGTTGAGCTTGGTCTTGCCCTTGGTGCTGAAGGTCTTGATAAGCTGCGCCTGAGCGGCAGGGCCTACCTGCTTCAGGAGAAACTTGACTGGGTCCCGGCCAGCAGCGAGTTGTTCTTCGACCCGGATAGCCAAGGCAAACTCGCGGAGGTCGCGGTGATAGCGGGCAAGTACTGCGAAAGCAAAGTCGGACTCATCGAACCCGTTTGCCCGGAGCTTCTGGTTGGTAGACTCAAGGATGTTCGCGTAGTTGGAGACCTGCCCGCCAAGAAGCAGCAGGCTCGCGTCGTTCATCCACACTTCCTCACCAAGTGCAATTCCGCCAGAAGACTTCTGTCCACTTGGGGATTTACCAAATAGGCGGGTAAGACTGGGTGGAACCTTCGGAAGAGACTCTGTGAACTCCACGTAAGGGCGGCTCAAGTTGTCCGGTCCGCCGACAAACTGAATCTCTTCCGGCACATAGGCGGACATCGGAGCCTTGAGGTCTCCTGCGCGCCTGACAACAGTGCCGTCAGGCAGTTCAACCTTGGTCACATACCGAGAGCTGTTGACTTTGATGCTTGGATTACGCTGTTCCAACTGAGCTTTGGGCACTCTGATGGAGAAGCCATTGTTCAACAGCCATGCAGTCATCTGCGGCGAGTTGGTGTGGAACCCAACTAGCTCTCCGTTTTCGCGTGTTACTGCGAGCTCGATGTTTACAACTTCTCCGCCTTCACGCGCGCGAGCAACAAGTTCGCGTTTCGCCTGACGCACTTCTCCGGAATCTGGTTCGCGTTCAAACTGGTAGTCGCCATTAATCAGGCGGTCCGCAATCTGCCCTTCCACACGCAGAATGGCGTCCCGCACACGCTTCACTGCGGCGCGGGCTGCTGGCTTGCGCTTTGCATCCGCTTGCTCCAGTTCGTTCAGGCGGGTTTCAAGACTGGCTTCAAGAGCAATCTTGGAAGCTTGTAGTTTCTGGCCGATGGAACTGAGGCGCACAGCAAGCGGAAACGTGATGTCCAGATCCTCGCTCGTCACGTCTGTTGGCTGCACGGGCGCTTCGTATACTGGATAAGCCGCCTGCACGTCGCGCTTCAGCGAACGGTAGAACGGTCCAGTGTACCCGAGATAACCGTAAGACTGCGAAGACAGTGCTGACTGCAACTGGTTGAGCTTGGGAACTTCGCCTTTTTCCAGATATCCTTGGTAGAGGACGTAGTCCGCATGACTCAAGAACCCAGCGGGCGAAGACGTGTCCGCAAGAAACTCGCGGGTGCTACGCTGTCCTTTGCCAAGGGACTTCAGGGCACTGGTCTTGTCGAGCAGAGGCTCAACGTCAAGCATAGTGAACTTCGCTGCCGCTGCGGCAACTTTGTCAGCGGCGGCTTGGCGCAGTTTCTTCTTGCTCGCCTTTGCGGCGGCTTCCTCGGCGAGTACTTCGTCTAGGATTGAGCGGGGCGAGAGGTCTTCTTGATCTTCACTGTCCCTTGGTGCAACTCCTTCAGGAGCGTTGCTTTCTGCTGGTCGCTTAGAGGTGACACCTTTGACAGCAGGAGCTTTACCTGCTTTGCTGACTTCTGCTGGGGCATTTTCGGTAGTAGTTGGGGTTCCGGGCGGGCGCACCGAAGAACGGTAGCCAAAAGTTTTTGGTGCCGCTGCGGGTTCAACAGGGGCTGCGCTCACTGCTTCGACTGCCGCATCGAGTAGCGCCTTCGGATTCTCCGAAGTCTCAAGTACTTCGACAACTGCCTGCACGGCACGGGCCTTGGCGACCTTGCGCTTGGTGGCAGTAGTTGCGGGCTTCTCAGTTGCAGAGGGCTCAGGCACTTCGACCATAGCTGCGGCGAGAACTTCTTCCACCGCTTCAGGAGTCACGATTGGGGAGACAATTTCCCCTACGGCGAATTCAAGGAGATCAGCCTTCTCGGATTCCAGTTCTGCCTTGGCCGCGTCAGCCTCGGCGATGACTCCAGTAGCCTCGTCAAGTTTCGCCTGATAGACGCCAGCGAGCGCTGCGTCCTTGGGAGTCTTGTCTTCCTTCGCATTGAGGTCGGCGAGTGCCTTAGTGTAGAAGTCAAAGCGCTGGCGGGCATCCGCAGTGGTGCTGTCGTACGCGGCGAGATCGTTGTCGATCTCCTCGACACGGGCTCCGATCTGCTGGTACCTGCCCTGCCTTGCGAAGCTTCGCTGCTGGAAAGCAGCACGCTCTTCGGGAGTGGTGTTATCGAACAGCGTCTTGATCGAGCGCTCTGCTGGAGACAACTGCGCATCGCGGGAAGCTGCTTCGGCTTCAGGAACAAAGCCGAACTCCATCTGTGCCTTGTCGATCAGCTGCGAGTCTTCAGGCGCAAGTTCCACGTTGCCGCCAAGGCGGACGCCGAGATCGTTCCAGCGAGCCATGAACGGGAATTCAAACTGGCCAGCAGTTTCCACAACGTCGCCTTCAACGGGCGAGAGATTCTGCGGAGCTACGGTTGTGGCGGGATTAGGGGCGGCTTCGTAGCGACCGTAGTAAGTGCCAGAAGGTTCGGTGATTGCGGCGTTACCAGAAGTGATCGTGCTGCCTACCTGCTTGATCTGGTCGTCGATTCCGGAACGACGAGCCCGGAGCTGGGCGAGTACTTCCTTCTGACTGTCCGTCTGTCCCTCTTCCGGGATTCCGGATTCCACTTTCGTGATAAGGGCGTCGAGGCGGGCAGCAGTAGTCTGAAGCTCGCGGGTGCGACGGATCTGGTCCGCGGTCTGGGCGTCAACTTCCGGAACTGGAAGACCAAGCGGGCGAGTCTTGTTGACCTGACTGCGGGCAAACACGTCGAACTCTTCCGCGTCGGCAGCGGCTTGAGCCTGTGCGGCAGCTTCTTCGTCTGCGGCGAACTGAGTGAAGCGAGTGCGGATGGTCTCCTTGTTCTGCTGGGCAATGTCCAGCTGGCGCTGGAGGAACGCAGCGGTGGCTGGAGCGCCGTTCGCCTTGAGGTTCTCGATCGTTCGACCGAGATAGCTGGCTTCAAACTCAGCCTGCTTGTACGCCGGATCAGCAAGGTAACGCTGCTCTGCAAGAGAGACCACTTCGCCAGCGCTGCCGAGAGCAAACCCGAAGGAAGCTGCAAGGGCAGCAGAGCGGGTGCTGTCGGTCAGGTCAAAGTTCTTTCCAGTCACTGCGGACTGGACCACGTCACTTGCGACGGTCTGGATGAACTCTTCCGCGCCTTCACCGATGGCTCCGAAGAGTACTTCCTTCGCGGGGGCGAGAGCAGTCTTGACCACGTCTTTGGCGAACGTGTCGAAGTCAGCGAGGCTGATCTGCGAACGTACTTCAGGCGAAAGCTTCTCTACGCCCTTGACTACGTCGTCGTAGTAGGACTTCAGCTTGCCGAGGCTGATGCCGCGACCAGTGGCGAGTGTTTCCACACCAGCCAGTTTACCTCCGCCAATGCGGTTGAAGCCGAGCGTTACGGCATTCGACCAGAACGCGGACAGCGCGGCGGCTTCAGTGGCGATGCTCTCCACCTGTTCAGGGGAGAACTTCTTGGAACCGTCCGGAGCCAGCTGCGCTTCAAGTGAACTACGAGTGCTGGAGTAGGTAGAGCCAAACTCGCGGGCTCCTTGGGAAGTGAGCCAGCCGATTTCGTTCGGGGCTGCCTTGAGGGCTTTCGCGAAACCATCTGCGGCGGACTTGCCGACAACTGACACGGTCCTGCCAGCAGCGCGTTTGGTGAAGTTGGCGAGTAACTCTGCGGTCTCTGCGCCTAGAAGGGTGCTGGCGGCAACGCGGCCACTGGTGGAGGCGAGCTTTCCTGCGGCTCCAGCTACGCGGCCCGCGCCACGAGAGATGAAGATGTCAGCGGCGAGCTGCGGGACCTGCTCGACGAGCTGCTGTGCCCATCCGAAGTCTTTGCCGAACACACCAGCAAGAGCCGCGTTTGCAGACTGCTCTTCGCTGATCTTTTCGCTGATGCTGTATCCGAGGTCCTTGATCGGCTTCGAAAGCGGGCCGGGCAGGGTAGCCCCCACTGCCGGGATCAGGTCAGTTACTACGCGAAGGGTAGCCAAGCCAAGGCTCTCTGCTCGGTTGGCAGCGCCGTTGTACTTCCCGCTTGCGGCGATCTGTTCGATGATTTCGCCCTCGGACTTGCCAGCATCCTTGGCCTTCTGGTAGTCATCTGCAATGCTGCCGTCCGCTTGGATTAGCTGTGGAATAAGCTCCTTGGCATAGGCGTTCAGATTCGCCTCGCGCTCTTTGGACATGATCGCGCGCTGTTCTTTGGAAACAGGCAGCGCGTCCAAGGTCTTGTTGAAAAGCTCCTTGTTGACTTGGATCCTTTTCGGGATCGCGTACATGCCAGTGGACAGGCGACGGGCGGACGCGGCGGGGTTCTTCTCGTCGAACTCTACAGAGTCGATGCCGCGGGCGACTGTGAAGTCCCGCACGGCGGAAAGGATTTCGTCAGGCGCAGCGTTGCGCCCAAGCTCGTCGCGGGACAGGCGATCGGCGATAGCTTCGACGGTCTGTGGAGCGGTCTCAAACTTCATTGGCCCACCACCAGCCACCTGATTGATCATGCCGCCGACTCCCTTGATCACCGTAGCAGGAATCCCGAATACGGTATCAACTACCGTCTTGCCGGTAGTGCGGTTGTCTGAGTTGAAGCCTTTGACTGCTGCTTCCAGATCCTGCATGACACCCGGATCGCGGTTGGCGAGTGCCACGATCTGTGATTCCAGATCGCTCTTGCGCTCCAGCTGGGCAGGAGTCACGTCGAGTCCGGGGATCTTGCGGAAAGAACGCTGCACTTCAAGAAGCGCGCGACTGTCAATCAAATCCGGATTCGCGGCAGCGTAGGAGGCGATGGTGTTGTCGTCCAGCTCGCCAAGAGCTGGATCAGCAATCACACGATACTTGCCGTCTTCGACCACCGTGGCGAACTTCGCCCTGCCCGACTTGATCGCGTAACGCTTGGCGTTGTTGAGGAAGTCTTCGCCAAGATACGGTTCTGCTTCCTTGCGGAGTCCTTCAAGGCGAGCGGCGTAGGCTTCCTGATCGGTGATGATTTCGGTGCCCGCCTGCTTCTTTGCGGCGAGGTAGCTCTTCACCTTCATCGCACCGTCGTTGTCTCCTTCGTCGGAGAGCTTGTCGCCAGCAAGGGCAAGAACGTTGTCGGGCTGCGGGCGCATCACGAATCCCTTATAGGATTCCTGAAACTCGGCATCATCAGCCGGGGCGGGAATTACACCTTTGTCCAAGGCATACTGGAACGCATTGCGATCCATCTCGTCATTCAGCTCTGGCGTGAGCTGGCCTGCGCGAAGATACTCGGCGCGGCTGTAATCGTTGAAACGGCGAAGAGATTCAACTTGGTCGGCAATAGGATTCTTGGCGGACCAGTCGGAGTATGTATCGGGCATCGGGGTGCAGCTAGGTGGTTAGTGATTCCTGTTACCGGAATCGTGATTTGTCATCTACCTTGGGGGCTGTCGGGGCAGCGGTAGCAAAATTCTGTCGGAGAGCTTTGCGGCGGATCTCAGCCGCAGCGGAATAAATTTCGGTGTCGGACTTGCCGCTGTAGGCATCGGAAGTTGCAGGATCGTAACGATCAATCACGTCCAATGCAAGTTCCTTATCCTTCAAGTTCTTGAACACTACCGGATTCCCGACGATGTCGCCTTCCGGTCCGATCTGGATGTCCTTGATCCGGTCGAGGAAATCCAACTCTGCCTTGGCGAGCTTTTCCTTTTCCTCTTTCTGTTCCTTGAGAAGCTTGTCTCTTTTTTCTAGATCCTTGTCTAGCCTGTCAAGTTCCTGATTTCTAAGTGACCTGATCTGGTATGTACTCATCGCGTCTTCAGCAGCGATTTCAGGCTCCGCGGCCTGCGCAGCGAAGCGATACCTCGCCTGAAGTTCCGGCGAGTAGATAAGGGAAGAGGCAAAGCCCATAGCTGCCCGGTTGATGCGGGCGCGCTTGGTCTTGGGATCGAGAGTGGTGTCATCGAGGATGCTTTCGAAGGACTGCATCGCAGCGGGCGCTTGGGCGATTGCATCCCGCTTGACCTGCGCGGCGCGACGGGCTTCTTCCAACGCAAGTCGGTCGCCTTCGAGGCGGACATTGTTGAGTTCCAACTGCTGGGCCTGCTGTTGCGCCTTGAAGCGCTTGTCCTGTACAGCCAGCTGCTCGTCAAGCACTCCCGAGGAAAGGAAGTTCTTTCGGCGCTGCGAGAGAAACGGGTTCGCCTGAATGTCGCCGAACAAGTTCGACGTAAAGGCGGCGGTATCTGGCTGGAAGGGGGCTGGCATATGTTATTGGCCTTGGAGTCCGCGGTTGAACTCACGAATAGATTCGCGCCCTCTTTTCAGGAAGGGGGCGAGCCTTTGCTGGATAGTCTTCTGGCGGTCTACTTCGTCAGGGTTGAATGAAGGAGGGTTCAACACTGGATCTTTAGCTAATGATTTTTTGATACCTTCAGCAGCTGTGTACAGAGCGATTTGGGTGGCGTCCCCAACCTGACCCGCTTTACGAATCAGGCGTCCGGTAACACGAGCCGGGTTGCTGGCGGAAATTTTCGGCTCAACTGGCACAGGGGCAGGCGGGACATAATCCTCAACCGGGGTACGTGGTCCCTGATACATGATTCGTGCTGCGCGTTGCTGGGCAGATTCGGCCTCGATAGCCTGCGGGGTAACCTTGGCTCCATAGCCGGGCGCTTGAGCGACTCCGCCGATAACGACTGGTTGCTTGGCTCTTTCGGCGTCTTGCTTGTCTGCTTCGCGTTTATCGAAGTAAGCGTTTAGCGGATCCAAAAGTTCCTTGAATGTCGGACCTTTCGCCGGGGCAGGTGCAGGAGCTGCCTGCTTTTTCAGGACTTCCTTCGTGCTGCCCGGAATGCCAGTAGGATTGGCGAGCTTATTGTAGGCATCCTGCAAGGACTTGCGGCGAATGGCGTCTCCTTCTTCTCGCGTCTGCTCAACCTCGGGGTAGCGCAGCTTCAGGTAATCCATCTTGGGGGCTGAGGTTTCTGTCTTGGGCTTAGTCGTGCCAGTCGTGCCAGTCGTGCCAGTCGTGCCAGTCGTGCCAGTCGTGCCAGTCGTGCCAGTCGTGCCAGTCGTGCCAGTCGTGCCAGTCGTGCCAGTCGTGCCAGTCGTGCCA